AAACACAACTTGTATATTAATTCCCGGTGAAGGGATTGTAGCAAAAGAAGGTTTATATTTAACTTTGAGTGTAGGTTCAGTAACTGGAATTACTATATTTTATGGCTAAGAAAAAAGGTCCGTCTCTTGCTATTGGTAGGGGTGAGAAGCTACCTGTATCTAAAGGGGCGGGTCTTACTGCCAAGGGTAGAGCTAAGTACAATGCGGCTACGGGGTCTAATCTAAAGGCTCCGCAACCGCAAGGCGGTGCAAGAAAGAGGTCATTCTGCGCTAGGATGTCAGGAATGCCCGGACCAATGAAAGACGAGAACGGCAAACCAACTAGGAAAGCCGCAAGTTTAAAAAGGTGGAAATGTTGATGGACACTTTAAATGAGAACATAAAGTATGTAATTGATGCTTTATCTTTAGTAACTGTAGTAGGAACATTAATGGATATGCTACCCTCTATTGGCGCTATATTTACTATAGTCTGGACGGCTATACGTATCTACGAAACTAAAACAGTTCAAGGCTGGTTAGGAAAGAAAGATGCCAAGTAGCAGTAAAAAGCAACACAAATTTATGGAAGCAATTGCTCATAATAAAGCTTTTGCTAAGAAGGTAGGTGTTCCACAATCCGTGGGACGTGATTTTTCAACTGCCGACAAAGGCAAAACTTTTAATGAAGGTGGTGATACGATGGCTTCAAAAATGTCTCCTAAGATGGACCCAAAAATGATGGCAGCATTATTGGCTAAGAAAAAACCAATGATGCCCCCAAGATCAATGCCACGAGCACCTATGGCTCCTGTAGGCGGACGCATGGGTATGGACAATCAAATGATGCAAACTGGTTCTCCTGAACCCGGAACTCCCGGAATGATGAAAAAAGGTGGTAAGGTCAAGAAAATGGCTATGGGTGGTATGGCTAAAAATGATACAGCGCAAGATAAAGCAATGATCAAAAAAGCCATGAAACAACACGATGCCCAAGAACACAAAGGTGGTAAAGGTACAGACCTTAAACTAGCTAAAGGCGGAACATTCCGTAAATCAGCTAATGGCGTAGCTAAAAAAGGTTTAACTAAAGGTACAATGGTTAAGATGTCTAAAGGCGGAAGGTACTGCTAACATGAGAGATTTTATTAAAGGTCTAAGCGATAAGGCTAGTAACTTTTTAGATACTAAAGGTCTAGCCAATCCCGTTGAAGTTATTAACGAAGAACTTGGTGGGGAGACTCGTGAAGAGTCTAAAACCCGTAGAACAAAATCAAAAGGAAAAGAACCTGCGAAAGAAGTTACTATAGAGAAAGAAATAACTATAACCCCTGAGAAATATGCTAAAGGTGGTAAAGTTGGTTCTGCTTCTAAACGTGCTGATGGCTGTTGTGTTCGTGGTAAAACTCGTGGGAAGATGGTATGAGAGCCTCTCGTGGAATGGGGGCAATAGACCCATCCAAAATGCCGGGTGGTAAAAAGAAAGCCCGCAGAGACGATACGGATTTTACTCAATTTGCTGAAGGTGGTAAGGTGGGCTTATATGCAAACATTAATGCAAAGCGTAAAAGAATTGCTGCTGGTTCTAAAGAGAAAATGCGGAAAGTCGGAGCCAAAGGCGCTCCCTCCGCAATGGATTTCATCAATTCAGCAAAGACGGCTAAAAAGAGGAAGTAATGACAACTAGCGGCACTTCCGCATTTGACCTTGACCTAAATAACCTCGTTGAAGAGGCTTTTGAGCGTTGTGGTAAACAGCTACGTACAGGCTACGACCTGAAGACTGCTCGCCGTAGTATGAACATTCTAACGATTGAATGGGCTAATCGTGGTATTAACTTATGGACAGTTGACCAAGGCGCAATTACTTTAGTGTCAGGACAAGCTTCCTACCCATACCCTGTAGATACCATAGACCTTTTAGACATGGTAACTCGTACTAATAATGGTGAAGTTAACCAGCAAGATATTAATATTAGTCGGATTTCTGAACCTACCTATATGACGATTCCTAATAAGACAACTACAGGTAGACCAATCCAAGTTTGGGTAAATAGACAGAGCGGGAATATTTCCCCAACAACAGTTACAGTAGCAACTGCTGTAACTACTACTGCTACAACAATTACTGTAAGCAATGTTGCGTTACTTCCTAGTAACGGATTTGTAAATATTGACGCTGAAACTATTTATTACCAAGCGGTAAGTACAGCAAATAATCAACTATTAAATTGTTCTCGTGCGCAGAACGGTACAACTGCTGCTACACATCCTGTATTAACATATGTATCTATTAACTACTTACCAAATATTAATGTTTGGCCCACTCCTGAAACAGGCACTACTTACACCTTTGTTTACTATAGGATGCGCCGTATACAGGATGCTGGAGGCGGGGGTGTATATATGCAGGACATACCGTTTAGATGGATACCATGTATGGCGGCTGGGCTTGCTTACTATTTAAGCATTAAGATACCGGAAGTAGACCCAAACCGTGCCCAATTGTTAAAAGCTGATTATGAACAACAGTTTGATTTAGCTGCTCAAGAAGATAGGGAAAAAGCAGCAAGTAGATATGTTCCTCGTATGTCTTTTTATAGGTAATATATGCCTAATAGATTTGCTTCGGGTAAACACAGTATTGCGGAGTGTGATCGTTGTGGTCAACGGTATATGCTCAAGGTATTAAAGAAGCTTGTAATTAAAACCAAAACGGTTAATATTTTAGTATGTCCTGAGTGTTGGGAACCTGATCAACCGCAGTTAAGATTGGGTATGTATCCGGTTAATGACCCGCAAGCAGTAAGGGAGCCAAGACCTGATATAAGTTATTATGCTTCTGGAACAAGTGGTTTACAAGTAACTGTTGCGAATAATAATAGTGTAGATTCTAACGGTTATCCCGAATTAGGTAGTAGAATTATACAATGGGGTTGGTACCCTGTTGGTGGGTCAAGAGCAAATGATGCAGGATTAACACCTAACTATTTAGCACCAGCTTGGCTAGTATCAGATGTAACAATTACAGTAACTTAAGGAGTGTAAAATGGGATTCAGAAAAGCAGCCGATGGCATAACTAAATCTGGAAAAACTAAAGGTACAAACCTTGGTGACTCTGGACCAAATATAAAAATTGAAAACGGACCGATGAAGAATGGTGTTGGTAAAATTAATTCCAACATGAAGTCTATGGGACGAAACATGGCTAAAGTAGCCGCACAAAGGGGCAGATAATGGCAAAGTTTTCTAAGAAAGTAATGGGTAAAGAAGTTGGTAACGCAGAAGTTTATGCCGAACCACATACTATGAACGGCAAGAAAAGTTCTATTCAAGAAGATAGCAAGTATAGTACTGGCGCTGAACGCATGAATAAGATGAACATCTCTGCTGGTGGAATTAGTAAGGGAAGTTATACTCCAGAGAATCCTAACGGTGCTATTAAAATCCGTGGTACAGGCGCTGCTACTAAAGGTGTGATGGCTAGAGGACCGATGGGCTAATGAACTACACACAATTATGTGCTGCAATTCAGAGTTATACAGAAAACACTTTTACAGCTACTGAACTCGCTACATTTACCCAACAGACTGAACAGAAGATTTATAACTCTGTTCAGTTACCATCACTCCGAAAGAATGTGATAGGGGTTACGAGTCCGGCTAACAAGTATGTAGCCTGTCCGAATGATTTTTTGTCTGTATTTTCTTTAGCTATTTACTCCTACGCTACTCCTACGGCTACTGGAACATCTGGATTAAACACAATTACTGTATCTAGTAACACTAATATTGTTATAGGGCAGTCTGTTACAGGTACCGGAATTGGTACAGGTGCTTTAGTAATTGGTATTGCTAGTACTACAATTTCTTTATCGGTTGTCAATAGTGGCACAGTATCAGGTTCAATGATATTCCAAGGTGAGTATAATTACTTGCTTGATAAAGATGTTAACTTTATTCGTGAGTCATACACACTACCAAACTATACGGGTTTACCCCAATACTACGCCATATTTGGACCTCAATATACATACCCTGCTGAGTTGAGTCTTATACTAGGACCGACTCCAGATAAAGCTTACAACATGGAGTTACATTATTTCTTCTACCCAGAGTCTATTGTTACTTCTGGTACTACTTGGCTTGGTGATAACTTTGATACAGCCTTGTTAAACGGCTGTTTATGTGAAGCGATTACCTTTATGAAAGGTGAAGCTGACCTTGTGGCTTTGTATGCTCAACGCTATGGCGATGCAATGTTGTTACTCAAACAATTAGGTGATGGTAAAGAACGTGGTGATGCGTACAGAGATGGGCAGATTAGGTACCCAGTTAAATGATAATTCAAACCATCACCACTTCCTTTAAATCTCAAGCTGTCCAAGCTGGACAGAATTTAGCTACTGATACTATATACTGTGCTTTATATAACGGTGGTGCTAATATAACAGGTGCTACCACAGCATACACAACGGTAGGTGAGATTACAGGTACGGGCTACACAGCAGGGGGTAAACTTGTTACAGGTACAACAATTAATACTGATGCCGCCTCGGGCGTTTTATATATTAGTTTTGATAACTTATTATGGAGTCCTGCAGCATTTACTTGTAGGGGTGCTTTGTTTTATAATGTTACTAGGAGTAATGCTTCAATATTTATTTTAAATTTTGGGGCAGATAAAACCTGTAATGCTACGTTCCAAATTACTTTTCCAACAAATACATCAACATCTGCAGTAATTAGACAGGCTTAGGATACTATGTTAGTTACAACAACAAAAGGCGAAATGGATGACTCCCTTCTTGAAAAAAAAGAAGGTTCAGTTGATAATGACGTTGAATACACAACTTGGACAGAGTATTGGCTAGATGGTGAACTAGTCCACCGTTCTGCTCATGTAACCCTTAAAACTTCACCATTTACCGATCTAGTCGGGGCAACTTTAGGATAAATCATGGCAAATACTCAATCAATGTGTACTTCGTTTTTGGGTGAGCTTTTAAGCGCAACCCATAACTTTAGTTCAGCTAATCCAGCGCAAACTGCAAGTACAGCAAATACATTTAAAGCGGCGTTATATCTAGCATCTGCTACGCTTAATGCTTCTACTACTGCGTATAGCGCAACTGGTGAAGTAACAGGTACAGGATATACGGCTGGTGGGGTAACGGTTACAGGTGCAACTAATCCCGCATCTACAAACTCATCTACAACGGCTGGCGTAGGGTATTGGACACCATCTGCAAGTATTACTTACACGACAGTAACACTGTCTACTGCATTTGACACCATGTTGTTATATAACTCAACTCAGTCTAACAAGGCGGTTGCCGTGTATACCTTTGGTTCACAGACAATTACTGCTGGTAACTTTACTTTAACAATGCCATCGAATACAACTTCCACTGCTTTAGTACGCTTATCAACAACTTAAGGTGACGTATGGCTCTGGGCTGGGGTAATAATGCGTGGGGCGATAATGGTTGGGGCGGAACGCTTGAGTTAACTGGCGTAGTAGGAACTGGTCTCGTAGGAATAGAAGTACCAACAATTACCATAGCTTTGACCGGTGTTGGGGCTAGTGGAGCGGTTGGGATAGTAGTAGCAAGTGCGGCTGAGAATGAAGACGGCACATTTGCTAGTGGGTTTGTAGGAACAGCGTTACCAGAATTAAATATAGCCTTAACAGGTGTAAATGCAAGTGGCTTAGCTGGAACTATATCGTATGCACAAGAAAAAGCACTTACAGGAGTTTTAGGTTCTGGTGCAGTAGGAACGGTAACGCAAGGTAAGTCTGTATTTATAACTGGAGATTTTGCAAGCGGCGCAGTTGGTTCTATAACAGCAGCAAAAGAAGCAGCTTTAACCGGTGTAGTTGGAAGCGGAACTGTAGGAACAGTAGTTGCCAATAACTTACCAGCTTTAACAGGTGTATTGGCTAGTGGCTTAGTAGGTGTTGAGACTGATAATATCTCAATAGCATTAACTGGAGTTGGCGCATCGGGTTTAGTTGGTATTATATTTCCGGGACAGACAATAACCGGAGTTGCTGGAGCGGGTGCAGTAGGAACAATAACAAACGGTGGAATAACGGTAGCATTAACAGGTGTTAATGCGGTGGGAAAAACGGGTAATTTAGGGTATTATTACTGGAGTGTAATTAATGATGATCAAACGCCAAATTGGGCAGAGATTAATAATGCAAATACTCCTAACTGGGAAGAAATAGTAACATTTTAAGGAATAATTATGGCATCCACATATTCAGCACTAAAGATAGAGTTAATAGCTACAGGTGAACAATCTGGAACATGGGGCGCAACAACCAACGTAAACCTAGGCGATGCTGCTTTAGGTGAGGCAATAACAGGTTCAGCGGACGTAGCTTTCTCAAGTGCGGATGTAACCATAACACTAACAGATACTAATACTACACAAGCAGCCCGTAACTTACGCCTTAATCTAACAGGTACATCTGGCGGTGCAAGGAACTTAATCCTTGGTTCAGGATGTCAGATCGAGAAACTCTACCTCGTTAATAACGGTCTAGCGGATGCAGTAACGGTTAAGAACACAACAGGGACAGGGATTGCCGTAGCTGCTGGTAAGTCCATGTTTGTCTATAACAACGGTACAAACGTAGTAGAAGCGGTTAATTATGCGAGTTCAATCTCTACAGGCGCAATTACTGCTACATCCATTACAAACGCAGGATTAACAAGTGGTCGAGTAACTTACGCCACAACCGCAGGGCTACTAACAGACTCAGCCAACCTTTTATACTCTGGTACTGACTTAACTGTTTATGGAATAAGAGTTGGGCGTGGAAATGCTGCGGCTAGTAATAACACCGTAGTAGGCGCTAGTGGATTGGCAAGTATTACAAGTGGAAATAACAACTTGGCTCTTGGTAATTACGCTTTATATTTAACTACATCAGGTTCTTACAATACTGCTGTTGGCTCACAAGATGCTGGAACATATGGCGCTTTATTTACCAATAGTTCAGGTAGTTCTAATACGGCTATAGGGACTGCGGCATTAGCATTAAACACTACTGCCTCTAACAACACAGCAGTAGGTTATCAAGCAGGGTACAGCAACACAACTGGAACAGGGCAAGCATTTTTTGGCTACCAAGCGGGGTATAGCACTACAACTGCTGGTTCAAATACAGCGATGGGCTATCAAGCCTTGTATACAAATACAACAGGGCAATTAGCAACTGCCATAGGCTATCAAGCCTTAAGAAATAATAACTCTGATACATACTGTACTGCGATTGGTGCAAGAACATTAAGTTCAAACACAACTGGAACTAGCAACTTTGCTGGCGGTGATTTGGCTTTAAATACAAATACTACTGGAAGTTATAATGTTGCTGTTGGTTCTAATTCGCTTGTTTCAAACAGCACAGCCTCTTTCAACGTAGCGGTAGGTTATCAGGCGTTAACAGCAAACACAACCGCTTCTGGCAACACAGCAATAGGGCATCAAGCAGGGTTTAGCAATACTACTGGAACTCAAAACATTTTTGTTGGTTACGGGGCTGGGTATCTTGCTCAGACAGGTTTAAGGGCAACCGCTGTTGGCTATCAAGCAATGTACAACCCAAATACAGGGGCAGACAATTCTGCATTTGGTCATTCCGCTTTAGGTACTAATTCTTCGGGCGCATACAACACAGCTATTGGTTCTGCTGCGCTTACATCTAACACCACCGCCTCTGGTAACACGGCAGTAGGATATCAGGCAGGATACTCCAACACTACTGGAGCAGATAATGTAGCAATTGGTTCTTATTCGCAATACGGTACAACTACAGGACAGCAAAACGTAGGTGTTGGTGCAGGAACTTTATATGCAAATACCACAGGTAGAAATAACGTGGCTATTGGCTCACCTGAGCCTGCCCTTGGTCTTGCCGCATTAAGATATAACACTACAGGTAATTATAATATTGGTGTTGGTTCAGGTGCTTTAGGTCAAAATACTGTTGGTATTAACAACATAGCAATAGGCTACCAAGCGGCTTTTTCAAATACAACAGCCAATAGTAATACCGTAGTTGGACATCAAGCATTTAGAACAAGTACTACAGGTGGTGATAACTCCGCTTTTGGTATCAATGCTTTATACAATAATACAACTGGAGCAAGTAACACAGCAATAGGTGCTTCTGCGTTAACCGCAAACACCACCGCATCTAATAACACAGCAGTAGGTTATCAATCTTTATATTCAAACACCACCTCCGCACGCAATACGGCAGTAGGTTGGCAAGCGGCTTACTCAAATACAACAGGTACAATTACAGCACTTGGGGCAACCGCTGGCTATAGTAACACTACAGGAACTTCCAATACCGCTCTTGGTGGATGGGATAATACAGGTGGAGTTTTAGGTGCTTTGTATTACAACACTACTGGTGGCAACAACACAGCGGTTGGTACAGGAGCATTATCGGTTAACACCACCGCATCTAATAACACAGCAGTAGGTTATACGGCACTTTATAGTAATACGACAGGTACTCGTAATACAGCAACAGGCTCTTCAGCCTTATATGCCAATACTACAGCATCAGATAACACAGCGTTTGGTGCAAATGCTTTGTCAGTTACTACTGGCTCTAGTAATACAGGCGTTGGTTCATATGCATTGTTTTTAAATACAACAGGGCAATACAACGCTGCACTTGGTGCAAATTCAGTTAGTAACACTACAACTGGCTCTAGCAACATAGGTGTTGGTTTTTTCTCTTTGTATAGTAACACTACTGGTGGCAACAACGTAGCACTTGGGCATCAAACACTTTTTACAAGCCAAACCGCATCTAATAACGTAGCAGTAGGTTATGGGGCGCTTTTATCAAACACTACCGCCTCATACATAACCGCAGTAGGTTTTGAATCATTAAGGGCAAACACAACAGGTTCTGATAATGCCGCTCTTGGACATACAACTTTAAGGGCTAATACTACAGGCGCTCAAAATACTGCTTGTGGCGGACAATCTTTATCTTTAAATACAACAGGAAGTAACAATTCAGCGCTTGGTTGTAGTGCTATGTACTACAACACTACAGGTGCTCAAAATACCGCTATAGGCGCAAGCGCACTTCAATCAGGGGTAACCGCCTCTAATAACACAGCAGTAGGTTATCAAGCAGCATATTCAACTACAGGCGAACGAGTTACTGCTATTGGTACACAATCACTTTTTACCAATACAACAGGTTACGAAAATATAGCCCTTGGTACTTATGCACTGTATTACAACAGCACAGGATACGAAAATACCGCCTCTGGATATGCCGCACTTTACGCCAACACTACAGGTACAAACAATACAGCCGTAGGACACAGAGCATTATTCGCAAACACCTACGCATCTCACAACACGGCAGTTGGTTTTAATGCCCTTTACTCAAACACCACCGCTAACAGTAACACAGCAGTTGGTAGAGATGCATTGTATTTAAATACTATAGGTGTAAGTAATACAGCCGTAGGTAGACAGGCTGGTTATAACACAACTACTGGCTCTTATACCACAATGATAGGTTATAACGCACAGCCTAGTGCGGCAGGTGATGACTATGAGATTGTAATTTCAGCCTCCACTGGAATAACTGGTAAAGGTTCATCTACTGGGTATATTTATCCTTCTACTGGTGGTGTATATCAAGGCAATAACTCCGCTAATTGGTCTACAACTTCTGACCGTAGATTAAAGAAAAACATTGTAGATAACAACACAGGTTTAGATAAGATTAATGCAATTCAAGTGCGTAACTTTGAGTATCGTCTACCTGAAGAAGTTGATGCAGAACTTAAATCTACAGACGCTATTTTAAAAACTGGTGTTCAACTTGGTGTTATTGCCCAAGAACTTCAACAAGTATTGCCTGAGTGCGTTAAGACTGAATCAACTGGCGTAATGTCTGTAGATGCAGATAACTTAACTTGGTACATGATTAACGCAATAAAAGAATTAAAAGCAGAAGTAGATTCACTTAAACAACAACTTGCATCTAGATAGGAGAATTAAAATGGCAACAGTCTTTACAACAAAAATCACCGCAATGTACACAGTACAACAGCCTGACCCAAACTATGTGATTAACGCACTATGGGAAGTAACAGGAGTAGACGGCACTTATACTGCCTCTATTCAAGGCAACACACAGTTTGATTCTACAGACCAGACTACATTTGTGCCTTATGCAAATCTAACTGAGGCGTTAGTCATTGGTTGGATTCCTGAGAACCAAATAGACAGCGCACAGTCTTGTGTACAAGGGCAGATTGACAGCCTAATTACACCACCTGTTAGCCCTGCAAATACACCGCTACCTTGGAGCGCATAGATTTTTAAACCGTAGTACAACCTAGGAGAATAGCATGAGCGAAAACACTAAAAAGCCCGCCATAACTATTGATGAAGTAGAGTATTTGATAGACGATATGACCAACGAGCAACAAATGATGGTTAATCACATTGATGATTTAAGTCGGAAAATGGCATCATCGCAGTTTAATCTTGACCAACTCAATGTGGGAAAACAAGCATTTGTTAATATGTTAAAACAATCTTTAGAGGCTCCAGTAGAACAAGCATCTGAAGAGACTGTGCAGTAAAGGCGGGGGGCAACCCCCTTTAAGGGGGAGCAATGGAAACAGTAGACATCCTAGCAAAGATTTGGCCCCTGCTTGTGGGGTTTGTAACGCTTGTTATTGTGCTTGCCAAAATGGATAATAAAGTTTCTGTCCTCGAAGAAAAAGTGAAGACGCTGTTTGAACTTTGGAATAAGAAATGAACATTCAAGACGTTCTAAAAGCGGTACTGCCTATTGTTGTAGCGTGTTTGGCTTGGCTATTAGGTCAGGTTGCGGATTTTTCTACACGGCTGACTAAGATTGAAGGGCAGATGCCAGCACTAATCACTAAAGAAAACGTGCCGACTGACTCACCTTTGTCTGCCGAGGCAAGGCATAGACTTAAAGAAGAAGTTTATAAAGACATACACCAACTTCAAGTCAAGGTACAGTTGCTTGAAGAACGAGAGAAGAGGAAATAATGTTTGGAATAGATGATATTTTAAGTGTTGGCATGAAACTTGTGGATAAGTTTGTGCCAGACCCACAGGCTAAACAAGAAGCCCAACTCAAGTTATTAGAGATGCAGAAGAATGGTGAGTTAGCGCAGTTACAAGCCGACATGAATGAACAGCAAGAACTGACTAAACGGGTTCAAGCCGACATGATGTCAGACTCTTGGCTATCTAAGAACATTCGTCCTATGACGTTAATATTTATCTTGGTAACATATACCACTTTTGGTATGATGAGTGCATGGGATATTGAGGTAAACAACAACTATGTTGAACTCCTAGGGCAGTGGGGTATGCTCATTATGTCCTTTTACTTTGGCGGTAGAACCCTTGAGAAAATCATGGATATGAAGGGTAAAAAATGAATTTAACTGCTCACTTTACCCTTGATGAATTAACACATACTGACCACCGCACATTAGATAACACACCAAATGATGATGAACTTAAAAACCTTACCCGCCTTGCAGAGTTTCTTGAACAAGTTAAAACACTTCTGGGGGGCAAACCCATTATGGTTAATAGCGCTTTCCGCAGTAAATTGGTTAATGATGCTGTGGGTTCTAAAGATACTAGCCAGCACAGGGTTGGTTGCGCTGCGGACATAAGAGTTCCGGGCGTAACTCCGGATGAAGTTGTGCAAGCTGTAATAGCTTCGGGTTTACCCTATGACCAGATTATCCGGGAGTTTGACAGATGGACTCACATTAGTATCCCTAACTCTATTCATAACGCACCCCGTAAACAAGCATTGATTATTGACAAACAGGGAACTCGGTTGTATGCCGCTTAAGAAACTTGTTTTTAAACCCGGAGTTAATCGAGAGAATACTAGGTACACCACCGAAGGTGGCTGGTACGAAAGCGATAAGGTTCGGTTCCGTCAAGGAACGCCGGAAAAAATAGGTGGCTGGCTTAGAATCTCTGGAGCAACATATCAAGGTGTGTGTCGGTCTCTATGGGCATGGACAACATTAGGGCAAGCAAATCTTATTGCGGTTGGCACTAACCTGAAGTTTTACATTGAAAGTGGTGGTGCGTATAACGATATTACGCCGATTCGAGTAACTACCACGTTGGGTGCAAACCCGTTTGTTTCTACAGGTACAACAACTATTACTGTAACAGCCACAGCACACGGTGCTGTAAATGGGGACTTTGTAACTTTTAGTGGTGCCACAGGTACTTACGCTACAACATGGAATCAAGAGTATCAGATTACTTACATTAATGTTAATAGCTATTCAATAACCGTTGCGTCTGTTATCCCTGCTGGAAGTTATGGTGGTTCGGCTGTATCTGCTGCGTATCAGTTAAATGTGGGTCCGGCGGTAGTAGTACCTAACGTAGGCTGGGGCGCAGGTCCTTGGGGGTCAGGTCTTTGGGGTTCTGGTACAACCAACTTTAATTCATTACAACTATGGAGTCAGAGCAATTTTGGTGAAAATTTAGTATTCGGACCTCGTGGTGGGGGTATATATTATTGGACTACATCTATTGGATTAACAGGTCGTGGTATTAACTTAAGCACAATTGGCGATGCTGACTGTCCTACAGTTCAGAATTTTGTGTTTATATCTGACATCTATCGGTTTGTGTTTGCGTTTGGTTGCGATGATTATTCTTCTTCCGTGCAAGACCCGATGTTACTTCGTTGGGGCGACCAAGAGTCTGTAACTGTATGGACTCCAGCAGCTACTAATCAGGCTGGTAGTTTACGGCTTTCGCATGGGTCTAGGATAGTAACTGCCTTACAAAGTCGTCAAGAAATTTTAGTTTGGACTGACTCAAGTCTTTATTCTCTACAGTATTTAGGAGCCGCCTCGGGAGTTTGGGGTGCGACATTACTAGGTGATAGTATTTCTATAGTAGGACCGAACGCAGCAGCACTTGCGTCTGGGGTTACCTATTGGATGGGTTTTGATAAGTTCTATACGTATTCGGGACAGGTTCAAACATTAAATTGTGACTTAAGAAGATATGTTTACAACGATATAAACTTAGCCCAGAAAGAACAGTTTTTTGCTGCAACTAATGAAGGCTTTAACGAGGTCTGGTGGTTTTATTGTTCTGCCACTAGTGTAATAATTGATCGCTATGTAATTTATAATTACTTAGAAAAAATTTGGTCTTACGGCACAATGAACCGGTCTGCATGGTTAGACAGTGGATTATTAAATTACCCACTTGCGGCAACATTCTTAAATACAACAAGTAATAACTTAGTGTACCAAGAGTATGGGTTAGATGACTTTACTACGGCAACAGGTGTTGCTATAGATGCTTACATAACATCTTCTCAGTTTGATATAGATGATGGGCATACCTTTGGGTTTGTTTGGAGGATTGTGCCGGATATAACATTTAACGGGTCTACAACTAGTGCACCGCAAGTAACAATGTCTTTACTGCCATTACAAAACTCGGGTTCGGGGTATAACAATCCGTTATCCGTTGGAGGTACTAATGATGGTACTGTAGTACAGAGTGTTAGTTATCCTGTTGAAGCGTTTACAGAATATTTATATGTTCGGGTTCGTGGACGGCAGATGTCATTTAAAGTTCAGTCTAATCAAATAGGTTCAACATTTCAACTAGGTGCGCCTCGTATGGATATTCGTGCTGATGGTAGAAGATAATGCAGGTATTTTTACCTCAACCTCCTGCGCTACCGGTTGCGACTCAGGACTACCAGAAATCTTACCAAGATCAGTATTCTAGCGTATTGCGGTTATATTTTACTTTCTTAGACGGTGCTACACGCTCTCTTCTTACACCGGCTTCGGGAACATCCGCTAATAGACCTGCCCTTGACTTACAGATAGGGCAATATTATTATGATACAACAATAGATAGACCAATTTGGTGGAACGGTACCAATTGGAAAACCGCCGATGGCGTAACAACAATTGTAGTTTCTTTATCAGGAACTGCTGGTAGAGGCTTAATAGGAACTGCTACGCCATGAAACCCAAAGAACAAAAATATAAACCTGACCCAAACCGAATGACAATGGAGGATATTGTCAAAAACTCTGACGAGGTAAAACAATCAGGTGTAGATTGGAAAAGGTTCCATGCTTATATATACTCGGCAATCCAGTTTCCAAAATATCGATTAATGCGCAATAACAATACACTGTTTCTATACGAAATAGTAAAACCACATGAAGCAAATTTAATATCTACATTTAACGCCGAGAAAAGTTATAAAACTTTTGCTCGTAACATAATAGAGTTTGGTGGTGCTATGGAGAAGGCTGGGTTTTATCGGCTAACTGCTGAAGGCGCAAACATTCAAACAGTTACTATACTTAAATCTAGGTTCCCTGTGCAATCTAGAGAAGCAGGTAAAAATCAAAATGGTGTTCCTTTCTACCAAATAGAAGTTGATATAAGAAAGGACGAATAATGGGTTGCGGTGGTGCAATTGGAAACTTCTTTGCTAGTTTTGACGATATGGTGCATAACACTATTGAAAGTACTATTAGCCAAGCAAAGTTTTATATAACCCATCCGTTAGAAGCAATTGAAGTAGCTGCCTTAATGTATGTGGGAGTACCCCCAACCGTTGCTATGTCAACAACAAGTTATGCTAATGGGCACGGCAGTATTCAACAGGTTGGTATTTCTGTTGTACAAGCTTACGCATCGGCAAACATGGGTGGCGATTTAATGACAAATGTTTTAACAAGTGCCTCGGCATCGGCGGCTACAGCAGCTATTCAAGGTAAGCCTTTAGATCAAGTTCTTAAAGCAGGATTTACTGGGTCTGTGCAAGGTTTAGTAATGAACCAGTTTAGAGATTTTGCCGCAGAAAATAATATGACTTTTGACCCTAAAGATTTAAGTACTCAAGTTATAACAAATGCTGTAAATGGTGCTACCACTGCCATAATAAATGGTAAAAGTATTGGTGATGCTATAGCTAAGTCTACTGCTAATAGTTTAACTACTTATGGTTTACAACAAGCTTCAACCGCTGTTGGCGATATATGGGGTGAAATTTACGAAAAGAGCGAAACGCTTCAAGAAATAGGAAATGCGTATAACGAGTTAAGAGGTGAAGCTACAAAAACTTGGGACGAATTACAAAGAAATATTGGCGGCGCTAATAGTATATATGCTAATGTTAAACTTATGTTTGATCAAGCCACTTATTATACTGACATGACTAACCGACACGTTGCCGGTTATGAAGAAGAAAAATTTAATTCTACTCACATTGACGAATGGTTAACAAAAATAGCACCTGAACAGTTTAGAACAAAAACATATGATGATGGCGAAGGCGGTTCGTATACAAGATTTGAAGAAAAGAAAAGTTGGACAGATGATGACGGAAACCCTGTATGGCAGGGAGTTGATGATGACTTTAGATTTGAAGGACAAACTAAAGATCAACTTAAAGCTAATCGAGAAAGATTAGCAGCTGCTCATGCAACTAATGCAAGTAGTACCGCAAATGTTGCTAAAATATATTCTGATGCTTATGTTGGTCAAGTAGATCAATATAACGGTTTTGTTGACAGGTATATAACTACAGTATCTAATAAATTTGATACCCAGACTAACAAACTTAAAGAACTAGAAACAACAGCTAATAATCTTAATAGTGAAACTCAGAAGTTAGCTACAGACCTTGCAGATAAATTAAAATCTTATGAAGAATTAGAAGCCAAATATGGCAAAGAATTAGCAGAACAAATTGCCGCAGAAGCCGCTAAAACTATTAAAGCTGACCAAGAAGCTAAAGCTGCTGAGGAAGAAAGAATTAGAAAAATTGCAGAGGCTCAAGAAGCGGAAGATAGGGCAATTGCGGAAGATAAAGCAGCTAAAGATTTAGCAAAAAAACAAGAGGAAGAAGCCAAAGCACTAGCGGATAAACACGCTGAAGAAAAGAGACTAGCAGAAGAATTAGCTGCTAAAGAGGCGCAAGAAGCAAAAACTAGAGAAGAAAAGAAAGCAGCTGAAGAAGCCGCCGCTAAAGCGGCAGAAGAATTAAAAGCAAAACAAGCGGAAGAAGCTAAAGCACTAGCAGATAAACAAGCTGCTGAAGAAGCCGAAAGAATTAGATTAGCCGAGGAAGCAACTAAAGAATCCGAAAGAATTAGATTAGCTGCTGAAGAAGCCGAAAGAGTTAGATTAGCTGATGAAGCAGAAAGACGTAGACTAGCCGAGGAAGCAGAAAGAGTTAGATTAGCTGATGAAGCAGAAAGACGTAGACTAGCCGAGGAAGTTAAACCTGTTACGCCTGTTACTCCTGTGACACCAGCCGGTCCGCAAATTGGGGATATGTCTGATGCTGCGCCGGGAACTAAAGTTACCTTAGCAGATGGAACTATTGGGGTAGTATCTAATAGCGGTAAGATTGTTCCTGAAGGTACTGTGTCCGACTTAACTCCTGTTGTAAACCCAACAGTAACAACGGGACCTGTTGAACCAAAAGAAGAACCCACAGACGTTACTCCTGAACCTAAAGATACTGATGTAATTCCTGATGATGTTGAACGGCAACCGGACGGTACTCTTCTTGACCCTAAAACTGGGATTAGATATTTAATTAATGATGATGGTACTGTTACAACTATAGAACCTACAGATGAAACAGAAACTCTTGAACCTGTAATTGACCCGCCCGGACCTGATGTAAAACCAACAACTTGGACACCTCCATCCGGCGCAATTAAAAATTCTGACGGTACATATACTGTTACTAATGATGATGGTAGTACTATTACTTATGATAAGGATGGTAATACTATAGGGGCTACTGAGGCAACAGATACAAAAGAACCTATAGTAGAACCGCCCGGACCTGTAGTAGAACCGCCCGGACCTGTAAAACCGTTTGACCCGTGGGACAATCCTGAAGTTGACCCACCGTTCGACCCGTGGGATAATCCCGAAGAACCGCCCGAATCAGAAGAAGAAGAACCTCCTCCTGAATCTACGCCGGAAGAGAAATATAACTTTTATTTAAAGAAGGGTGTGCCGGAACTAACGGCTCGCACTAAATCAGGGTTTACACCAAAAGTACCCCCCGTTACGCCTGTCAAGCCGGTTACACCTACCCCTGTCAAGCCGGTTACACCTGTTAAACCACCTATAGTTACTTTACCGCCAATTACTCCTCCCCCTCCTCCGCCTGTTAAGCCTACTACACCAACACCTCCACCGGTGCAGTACAACAATAATTGGTATATGCTGGCTAGTTTATTGGGTGCTCCAGATTTAGCCGCACAAGTTTATAACCAAATACCAATGCAAAAAGGTGGATTGGCAACTTTAAAGCCTAAAAAACATGGTTTGGCAAGCTTAACTACACAAAATAGAAGGTCTAAATGATACAATATAAAAAACTCTTAACAGGAGAAAGTTATGGTAATTGACAGTGGTGATTTTGATGATACTAACCTTGATAACCCCTATATAGATGACACCGGTCCAGAAATTGTTAATGAAGAGGAAGACCCTTATGTTTACAACCCAAACGACCCTACAAATGTTGACCGAGACCCTATTGTAATTCCTGAACCCGGACCTTCTCCACCTCCGGGAGTGCCGTTAACAGCAGTCTATGACCCAGAAAGTGGTACTTGGAGAGCAACTGATGATTCAGGGGCGAGTACCGTATATGGTGAAAATGGTAAAGTTGTTGCTAGTTATGACGAAACCGGTAAATTAATTACTGGTACTGGGGTAGACACAAAAACTGGATACCAGCCCGGTTCTATACAAGTTAAAAACCCAGATGGAACAATAACAAGCAGGAATGTAAATGGTAGTACTACTACATTTAAACCTGACGGCTCAATACTTAGTCAAACCCCAGCCTCTCCACAAGGTCTTTTAGACTTTAAAAAAGCTAAAGATGCTGAAAGTGTTACTGGGTTTTTAAAAAGTGTATTCGCCCCCGATGGTAAGGTATCTCCCGTAGCACCAGCTATTGGTGCAATTATTGGGATGTTAAATAGACGGCAGGGTGATGAAGGTACTCGTGGATTAAAAGACGCACCTACACCTTTAGTTGCTAATAGACAGCAAATTACCCAACCTATAGGTGCTGCCACAGGACAAGGACAACGATACTTTAGTCCAACAACTTATACAAATACTCCTGAACCACAAAACTTACCTGTAAATGTAACAGGTGGTGGATTAGAAGGTTTAAGAAAACCAAAACCTGAAGAACCAAGCCGTGTTGATGAAACAGGAAGACCAAGACCGCCACAACCTATTTACGAATTTCCGGAACCACAACCGTTTCCAATGGATGTTGGACGGCAACCTGATTATCCACCTCAAGAACCAAAACCAATACCTCAAGAACCAAAAATAAACTACAACTATAGAAAAGATATTCCGTATTACATGATGGAACCTGAAGTAGATAAAAATGGTCGAGTTACATATCCACCACAATACGAAGAACCCCGAGCAACAATACCCATGATACCTACGCCAGTAGGGGGTGGGAGTATGCCCGCCGACTTACCAATACCTCCGAAGTATAACGGTCCTATATTTGCTGGAGGTGGGTTAGCTAATATACCGTTAGAACAAAACCCTGTGCTTATGTATGCTTATGGTGGTTTATCAGATTTAGGTGGCTATACTCACGCTGCTGGGGGTAGAATGTTAAAAGGACCGGGCGATGGTATGTCTGATTCTATTCCGGCATCAATTGCTGGCAAACAACCCGCAAGATTAGCCACAGATGAGTTTGTGATACCTGCTGATGTAGTGTCTCATTTAGGTAATGGGTCTAGCGATGCAGGTGCTAAAGTGTTATACGATATGATGGCTAGAGTTAGAAAAGCCCGTACCGGTAAAGCGATGCAAGGTAAAAAGATTAACCCTCAGAAATTGATGCCCCGATAAGGAATAATTATGGCAGACCCAACTACTCCTATAACTACAGCTACAACACCTACCCCGACAGCTACTAATCCGTTAACTGCGGCGGGGGCAGCAACTAATACCATTCCTAATATTACTTCACAGGAATCTACGGTATCTAATTATGCTGCGCCTTATGTTAGTGATATGCTGGCTAAAGGGCAAGCTCTTGCTTCTACTCCGTATCAAGCGTATACAGGACAGTTAGTAGCGGGTCCTTCAGACTTACAGAATAAAGCGTTTTCTGGTATCGGCTCGTTAACTATGCCAAGTGGATTTGGTACTGCACAAACAGGTATGCAGAATATTGCTAATAATACTTTTGGTACACAACAAGCCCAGCAGTATATGAACCCGTATTTGCAAATGTCTTTAAACCCGCAGCTTGAAGAAGCTCGCCGTCAATCTCAAATTACACAGATGCAAAATTCTTCTAAGTTGGCTGGTGCTGGGGCATATGGTGGAGGTAGACAAGCTATTATGGATGCAGAAACCCAGCGTAATTTGGGTACAAACTTAGCAAGTATTACCGGTCAAGGATACAACACAGCCTATAACAACGCTCAACAACAATATAACGCCGAGCAGAACCGTGCGCTACAAGCACAACAAGGTATTGGTTCATTAGCAAATACACAGAATCAAGCTAATTTAGCTAACCTAGGCGCACAGTCTACTGCTGGTGCGGCACAACGAGATATGCAACAACAAGCCGATAACGCTGCTAGACAGCAGTTTGAAGAGGAACGTGCTTACCCACAGAATCAACTTAAGTTTCAGCAATCGTTGTTGCAAGGTTTACCAATTACTACGCAGAACTACTACACTGCGCCGCAAACGCTGTTTAACTCGGCTGTAACCGGTGGGGGTAATACAATAGACCTGCTTAAAGGGATGTTCCCTGATTGGTTTAAAAATGCAACTGCGTCTACAACTACACCCGCAAAGCCTTAAAGGATAAACTATGGCTATTTCTACATCTCCTATACCGACTACTCCTGCGGAACTAGATGCAATCAAAAGAAGATTGCAAGACCCCACTATTGACATAGCTAAACTACAACAATATGCCACAGGGTTGGAACCATCTATCCCCGGATATATAGCACTAGGAGAAATTTCTAGGCGCAGTCGTTTGGTACAAAACCAGCAAGCGCAAGGTGCTAACGATAATACACCAACGGTTTTGCAGCAAACAGCCCAAATGGCACAAAAACCACCGGCACCACCACAAGGTATAGCCCAAGGTATGTCGCCGGGAGCACCCCCACCACAAGGTGGACAGATGCCTCCTCAAGCACCGCCTCAGATGCCACAAATGCCTCCTAAACCAGTAGCCGCAGCTAATGGTGGGTTAATGCAGTTACCTATGCGTCCTGATATGTTTAGACGTAGTGACTATGCTCACGGTGGAGTAGTACACTTTGATGGTACAGATGAAAGTCAAGTACCGGAACCAAAACCAAGGTCTGCGTTTAGAGAAGACTTAGATAGTTTTGGAAATAGACTTCATAATTTTAAAAGAGATAATCCTACAATTGCTTCTATACTAGAAGGACTAGCGCTTGGTCCAGCGGGGGTAGCAGGGTCGGCGGCGGCAGCAGCAGCTAAACCAATATATAAATATTTTACTCAACCTCCTTCTAAATTATCTAAAGAAGAGCAACAAGGTATAGATACTGGTTCGGGGCAAAAGATAACCACCCAAACTACTGAAGACCCCAATGCAAATATAAAAATATTACCTAGCGGTCCCTCCGGTGGTGGGGGTGGTGCTCCAGCAGTAGATAAAGACGTAAGAAGAACACTAGATAACATATATAAATACACTGAACAAAAACCACCAAGTGTACCAACTATGGAAGAACTAGAAGCCGAAAAAGAAAAGCGTGGTTTAAATGCGCTACCTAAAACAAGTACATCACGATTAGAAGAAGTTCAAAAATCTTATAATAGACCCCGTACTTGGGATGAGAATCTTAGTTTAATGAAACAAGATGCGTTAAGAGCACGTTCCGGTGCAGGGTTTAGTGATACTGATATAGGTGGTGCTGCAAGATCACTTGATGCGTCTAACAGAGAAAAATCTATTGCTATATCTTTAAAATTAGAAGAGATTGAAAATCTTGATAGAAAAGCGGAGTTTGCTTTTAAAAATGGTAATTTTGAAGCTTATAAAAAATATATTGATGAAAGAGAAAAAATTGCAAGAGACGTTCAAAAAGATCAAGCAACTATTTCTAGCCATTCTCTTTCAGGCATAGCACAAAATCAAAAAGCAGCTAATGTTGGTGCTGGTGGTCTTGGTAATCTTAGAGGTGCTACTACATTAAGTGAATCAACTATTACAAAAGCTAAAACAAATATTAACGAGTTTGTTAATTCACCAAGATTAGATTCAGAATTTTGGGATTTTGTACCTAATGCAGATGTAATAAAAGAAAAACTTAGAATAGGTAAAAAACCCGGCAATGCAAATTATGATAGCGCAATTCAAGATTTACAAAAATTTAAGTCTGACATATACAATGGGTATGTTAGTGATCTTCGTGGTGAAAGAGCTGTTGCAACTAAAAAACAAGTTAAATAACTATGGCTAGAGTTCAAATTGATGGGGTAGGAATTGTTGAGGTTCCTGACGGCACTAATGAAGAAGTAATGGCTAGTGCTCGGGCAATCCGAGATAGATATGCGGTTGCCCCTGTTGATTACAGAGAACAAGGTTTGGGTGCGTTAGTTTCTAGTGGGTTCCAGCGTTCTTTAGAAGGACTTAAAGGTACAGCACTTGACCTACTCCCTGCTTTGGGCGGTTCTATTATCGGTGCTGATGATTATGCCAAACAACAATTAGACGAGTATAAAGAACGGATGCAGAAAGCTGAACAAGCTAATCCAACTGCATTTAAATCTTATAAACAAGTAGACAGTTTTGGTAATTTTCTTGGTGCTGGAGCCGAGACTTTAGGTGAACTTGGTCCAGATGTAGCGGCATTTGTTGCTAGTTTGTTAACAGGTTCATTTGGTGCAGGTGCGCTTGCAAGAAGAGGTACGGCAGAAGTTGTTGAGGGTTTAGCTGGAAAATTAGCTGCTAGAAAAGGTATTGAGTTATCTGCAGCTAGAGAAGTTATAAATAAACAAGTTACAGGTGCATTGGCTGAGAAGTCCGCTAAAGAGTTGGGCGGTAAAATTGGACTCGGCGCAGCTTCTGCTGGTATAAATATACCTGATACGCTTCAAGGTATTTATGAAGATACTGGAGAATTAAGACCTGACCTTGCACTTACTATAGGTTCTTTAGTTGCGGCTCTTGATACATATCTACCTTCAAAACTTTTAAGTCAGCTTGGTTCTGCAGGCAAAGCCAAATTAGCTGAAGAGATGCTTAAAAAATCCAGCGTAGTTCCTACTACTTGGAAAAAAGAATTTGGTAAAGCATTAGGTACAACAGCTTTAGGAGAAGGGTTAACTGAAGGTGCGCAAGATTCATTACAAATTTTTGCCAGTCAATTAGCTGGAAGTAAAGACCCATTTTTCTCGCCTGAGAACATAGACCGTATTATTACTAGTATGTTTAAAGGTACTATAGGCGGTGGTATTGTTGGTGCGCCGGGAGCAGCTGTTGAAGCGTCTCAAGTTAAAGCCGATAGACTAGCTAATATTGCAGCACAGAAAGCCCAGCAGCCACCAGTACAACCACCAGCACAAATTAATCAACCTCCAGCTGGGGAAAAAAGCGCATTTGAAACTCAGCAGCCTGACTTGTTAGGGTTTTATAAAAACTTAGAGCAAAAGCCTCCTCAAGCTGCACCAAAAGAAGTTGACCCTTTAGCACAACGTACACGGGAGTTATTTGAAGAGTTTGTTAGTAAAGGTATGCCCCCTGCACAAGCAACTAGACAAGCTTATGAACAAGCCCGTGCAGAACAACAGAACGATAAAATGTATTCTGTTGAAAGTGGTGAAGTAGCTGACCCTCGTATAGCAAACTCTCGTCAAGGTGTATTACAGTTTGCGCCTCCTGCGCCGGAAGCCAAGCCTAGTACTCAGATTTCTGAGCAATTACAAGCGGCACAGAAACTACGTGAAATTAATTTAGCGCATCAACAAGCCGTACAAGAGAAGCAAGCCCAAGTAGAAAAAATTGCACGGCAATCTCAAGCCCAACAACAACTTAATCTTGCCGGATTGCTTCCGGAACAAAAAACTTTTAGACCGCCAACAGCTAACGGTGCTCCTGCAGCTCAACAGCAGTCTGACTTGTTTGGTGAGCGTGGTCGTCCTTCCCGTACAGAAGGTATTCGCCAAGGGCAAACGCAAAGTTTGCAAGAAGATTTAACATATCAGCAACCGCAAATTAGTACTGTGCTTGATGCAGAAACATTAAAAAACACTGGTCTCAAACCACAGTCAGGATATTACAAACAACTACTTGGTTTAGATATGGCTAACCCAGATGACCAGATAAAACTTGGTCAGGTGTTAACTGCAGCTAGACAGAATACAAGAATGAATCAAGCACCGATAGAATTTCTACGGAACCAAGCATTTACTGAATTAGCAAAACAACAATCTTTACCTTTAACGGAGGCACCCCGTGGAACTAAACCCGCCGCAACTGTCAGTAGACCAAATGGAAAGAGCGTTCCTGTACCTAACAGACCAGCACCCGCTGCCGGAAGACCTGCGCCAATTAAACCTGCAGGAGTGGGTGTTTTTGAGAATGTTGCTACAGGACTTGGAGCAGGAGAAGCGGTACAGTCGAGTGCATTAAAACCGCCAGTTAAAAAACCATTAACTGATATGGAGAAAGCCCTTTTACAAGCTGAACGTAATCTTAATAAAGATGAAGCTAAAGGAAAAGATGTATCTAAAGCAAGAAAAGAATTAGCAGAAGAAAGGGCTAAACTAGCCGAGCCAAAGCCAAAGACGGAAGAAAAGGCAGAGCCAAAAGTAGTAAAAGCACCAGAAACTATTGAAGGGTTAGAACGACAAATTAAAAATAACAATGACTATTTAGAAACAATTAAAGACCCTAAACAAAAATTAGAAATTCAACGTGAAAATTTTAAATTTAAACAACAGTTAACAGAATTAAAGGATATTACCGGGAAACGTGAATTTGATAAGATTAAAAATGAAATTATTAAATTAGCCGAGGCTGGAGAAATAACCGATGCGGACGTTGGAAGAATGCTTGAAGCACTTGAGTCGGGAGAATCTTACGAACAGTCTGTAAAAAATGCAACCCAAGCATTAGATAATATACGTAGCAATAAATTATTTCAAATAATAAAATCTACTCCCGGTGTAAATGTAGGAAGGTTAGCTAAATTAATTGGTCCAAAATTATATGGCAACCCAGATTATATAGCGACTGTATCTATAAAAGAATTAATTCAAAATTCTTTTGATGCAATTAAAGAAGGTTTAGAACTTGGCGATATAACAAACGGGGAAATATCTATTACTATGAACGAGTCTGATAGGTCTATTACTATTCTAGACAACGGTACAGGTATGGAAGCAGCAGTGCTTGGCAAAGAATTTTTACAAATTGCGGGAACAAAAAAAGGAACTACTAGACCATCAGGTAGTTTGGGTATTGCTAAAATGTTATTTTTATTTGCTAATAAAGAATTAAAAGTTACTACGTTAAAAAATAATAAAGTTAGCGTACTTGACACTACGGGGGAAACTTTATACGAAGCTTTAGACGACCCATCGTTTGCTCCAGATATTAACGTAGAAAAACCAACCGCCGCAGATTTAAAAATGTTTCCTGAAGGGCATGGTACCCACATAAGAATTACAATTCCTGAAACATATATAAATTCTTCTACTGGAGAAGAAACAAAAATTGATTTTGATGGAGACCTTTACTATCATAAAGTTTTAATGTATAGCCCGTTGTTTGATAATATTGAAGTTAAATTTAATAATAAAATATTAAATATTGGTAAAAACTTTGATATAGACGAATACACAACTTTTGCTAATGCTAATTTTAATTGGGGTACCGCTAGAATTTACGTTACTAAAAATCAACAAAAGAAATATGGTAATAATACACATATTTTATCAAACGGATTATGGCAATTTAGTACAAAAATAAAAACTAACCCAATGGATTATCTGTCGGACCCAATTGGCAGAGAATTTTATATAGATGTTGTACCAAAAGTAAAAGCAGAAGACCCCGGATATCCTTTTGAATTAAGTAGGCAATCATTTTCTAAAGTAGCGCAAGAAGATTTTGAAAAAATATTTAATTATATTTCTGTTTTATATAGACAAATTGATTTTACTAGCGATGCGTTAGATTTTGGATACGTTCAATATTTAGAACCATCTATGATTGGTTCAAAAATAAAAGTAACCGCTAAAGAAAAAATAGAACCCAAAGGTCCTGAAAAAACAGCAGCATCTGCAATAAATCTTGGAGATGAGGTAAAAGTTGAAAACGGGCAACTAATAGTTAATGGTAGAAAAATTCCGGAATTAAATACAAAAGATTTAGAATCAGTATTTATAGATACGGATTCTTTAAAAGTTGACCAATCAACTATTAAAAATGATAAAGTCATGTTACATGATAATCTTGAAATTCCTATAGAAAGAACTAAAGCAGAAATAAAAGCTGATATTGATAAATTTCAACAAGAAATGGATGCTTTAGACAAACAAGTAGATGCTACTTATGAAAAAGATGATTGGGAATCTAAAGAGCAAGAAAAACTTAGGGAAAATTTAAGAAACGAAAAATATGCTATACGTGAAAAAAGAGACAAAGCTGACGATGAATTAAATGGATTTGGGTTAACTGTTTATTCAAGTATTACAGATATAGCAAGGTATAAATTTGGCGACAGATTTGACAAATTTATGTACGAAATTGGAGATGTATTTAAAGATTTACGAGATGCTGTTGCCAAACATCTTAATTATAAAGATTTAAAAAAAGAAGGTATTGGTATATCTTTTGATAAAGAATATCGTGGTGTTAGTATTCGTATACCATTTATTGGATTATTTGTTAACCCAGCTTTACCAGAATTTTCAGATGTAACACGAGCGGCATATGGTACGTTTGGAACAATGATTCACGAACTTGCACATCATAAAGTAAGAAGCCACGATGCAGCATTTCCGGCTGAAATGCAAAAAATTATCCTTAGTTTAAAAGCTACAAAAGGATTTGATTTAAACGCCCTTGAAAATAAATTGTTAAAATCTTTTCAAGATAATGAAGATATATTTGTATTTATAAATAAAGAGGCTAAGAAAAATGACGCACGATCTATTGGAAAGCAGTTTACAGATGGCTCACAGCAAACCGCAACTGGAGACGTACCTTCAGACATGGTTAAGTCTGGGGATAAAAGAGAACGCCCCCTCGCAGTATCTAGGAATGTTAAATCAAGGGTTGAAGATGTTGCAGCAAAGCAAGTCTTTAGAGGAATACCGTCAAAAAATACAGAAACTGTAGAGAAACAACAAGCTACGCTTCGTAATAAACCCAATGTTCCGGGAGTTACAGGTGAAGATGCTCAATCTATATTTGATGGGTTTATAGATAAGATAGCTAACGCACCGTTTATGAATCAGAACCGTGCAAACGCATTACATGAGGTACTTAAGAAAGGTGTATTCGGCAACGCACTAACTGCAATCCTTTCTTCCCTGCCTGTTAATGTGCTGGGTATGGAAGCTGAACGGGTTGGGTTAAAAGGTGCTACAGGCATTGGTAAATTAATTGACGAGCAATCTCAATATATTAACGGACAAAATGAAAAAATTGAACCGCTAGTTCGTAGGGCTGAAGCGTGGGTTAAACAAGCAACTCCTGAGATGGTTAAATTATTTAATTCTGTTGTATACGGTAGTACAACAAGCAAAGCCGACCCAACTAAAGAAAAAACAGATTATCCAGAGGCTACGCAAAAAGATAAAACTTGGGATGCAAATTACAACAAGGTAAAAGCCGAGTACAACAGATTAAGTGGGTCTGGTAAGAAGTTATATGTTGATATGCGTAATGCTTACAGCGCTACATACAATGAAATTGTTAGGGCAATCAATGAAAGAATTGAAACCTTTAGCGTAGACGACACTATTAAAGCAAAAATTAAATCCGATATTATGGCTAAATTAGTTGCACAAGGTAAGATTGAGCCTTACTTTGCCTTAACTCGTAAAGGTAATTACTGGTTGTCGTATAACATGAGAGATAAAAGTGGGCAGGTAGAAACTTATATCGAAGCGTTTGAATATGAACGTGCTCGCACTAGAGCCATAGAAGAACTTAAAAAAGAAGGTGCTTCTAACATTGAGCAGTTTTCTAAACTAGCTGAGTATCAATATACCCGTGCGCCATCAGGAAGTTTTGTTAATAAAGTGTTGCAAGTATTAGAGAGCAACAAACCTAAACTACCCGATAATGCTACGGCTAATCAAAAAGAAAAACATAAAGCAGCGTTAGAAAAATACGAAGAAAACTCCGAAGAAGTAATGCGTCTATACATTAGTACGTTGCCGGAAACATCTTTTGCTCAGTCATTTAGAAAACGTCAAAACGTGTTAGGTTACAAAGAGGATGCTGTAGAAGCGCTACGGGACCGGTTGTATAGTACAACTCAACAAGTTGGTAGGATGATATACGGTGCAAAGATTAACAAGTTAATGTCGGACATGAAGACATTATCTAAAGCGATGACTAAGGGTACTGACGCTAAAGATAATAAACTAGTTAATGAATACATAAAAATATTTGAAAAGCATATTGCCGCAAATAGTGCGAACAATAACAATATCATAACAAAAACAGCTAACCTTGTTAACACACTTACTTTTAACTATCAATTAGGGTTTAACGTGTCCTCGGCAGTTGTGCAGTTAGCGCAGTTGCCAATGGTAGTAATGCCATATCTAGCCGGAGACCATAGTTGGACAGATACAATAAAAGAAGTAGGTGCGGCTAGAAGAGCATTTTTTGCTAGTGGGTATGCTAAAACCGCAGAGATGATTGGTAGTAAAGAAAAAGTTACTGGTAAAGCTATGCCGTCTATGAGCAATTACGACTTTGACAATGCTAAATTACCTGCCGAAATTAGAAGGTTAAAAACTTTGTATGATTTGGCAGCGGGAGAAGGACAGTTAAACCGTTCCTCATTCTATGATGTGCTTGAAGTTGACGGGCGTAAAAATATTCTTAACACAATAAATACTACTTCCGGCTGGGCGTTTCATCACGCTGACCGTATGAATCGTGAAATATCTTTAATGGCTGCATATAATTTACAGTTAGCTAAATTACACGGTAAAGGTATTAAGGGTCAAGCAGCTGAAGACGCTGCCGCCAGATACGCTGTAGATGTAGCTAAATTAACAAACGGTAATATAGCCGCAGGTAACGCACCGCTTATTTCTAAAAATGCTTTAGGTAAGGTGCTGTTTATGTACAAAGGGTACGGGGTATCCATGTACTATTTACTATTTAAAATTACAAGAGATGCTTTGCAAAACCAAGATAAAGAGGTGAAGAAAGCTGCTATGCGACAAATTGCTGGTATATATGGTACCGCTGCGTTGTTCTCAGGACTACAAGGGGTACCAATGTTTGGTATGGCTGCTATGGTATACAACTTGTTTGCAGATGATGACGAAGATGACTTTGAAACTGCAACCCGTAAATATATTGGTGAGTTTGTATACAAAGGTTTGATTAATGAAATTACTGGATTAGATGTTGCCGGACGTATTGGTTTAAGTGATTTAATATTTAGAACAAACCCAACATCTCAATCTGCAACATTCCAAGATGCGTTCTTACAAACCTTTGGCGGACCAGCTTACGGTGCGGGTTCTAAAATTATGCGTGGGTTAAGCAAGATACAAGAAGGCAATATAGAACGTGGTATTGAAGATATACTTCCGTCTTTCTTAGGTAACGCTATGAAGAGTTTCCGGTACGGTACCGAGGGCGCTACGACAATGCGTGGTGACCCAATGATTGAAGATTTCAGTATCTTTAGTATAGGTGCACAAGCATTAGGGTTTACCCCCGCTGAGTTGTCTTTACAACAAGCAATCAATGCTAAAAACAAAGGTATTGAAAAAGCAATTCTTGATGAGAAAAATAAACTGTTACAACGCTATAACATTTCTGACCGTGTTGGCGATGTTGAGGCTAGAGAAGAAGCTAAAGAAAAATTAATGGAACTTAATCGTAAACATCCGGGTCTTGGTATTAATGCAGAAACATTTGAAAGATCAAGTCGTGCATTCCTTGACGCAAGTAAACGGATGGTAAATGGTGTTCAATACAGTAAGAAGTTAGAACAAGAGATGCTAGATAACATCGCCGCATACAACTAAAAAAATCCCCCGCAAGGGCGGGGGCAAAGTGAAGGAGCACTACATTTACAATCGGAGAGAGAGTGATTGTGCAATCATAATATCACAGAACTCTCCAAAACCGCATCCCCAATTTACCATTTTCTATCCGGTCAAACCCTTTTAGCTGTATTTGCTTAAGCCTTGCTACTTCTTGCATCTCTTTGTTTAACTTTGTAAGATTGATTGCAGGTATAAATGTAGACGTTCCTACAACAAACTTGTCCCAATCAACCTCAATCCGTACTCCATCAGGACTAAGTTGGTCAAATTTCAATGCTATTGATTTTGGGGATTTCTGCATCATCTTCCATAAAGTCTATACAATCTACAAACAAAACGCTATGTGATGGTAAGTTATTATTAGTGCCCTTACCCATACGCTTCTTGTCTATCTTTGCTTTCGTTCTACCCTTCTTGAGTGCTTCAATAAATCCCGAATAGTTTATCTGTTGCTTAACGCACCACGATTTTAAAGGTGCCATAAATAGATACAACATCTTAATATCATATTCATACCGCATTACAAAGGTAGCCCTTGGTGAACCGTCAGGCACAACTAAATGGTCTACACCGGAAGTGGGATTCCGTGCATCATCTGTACTTTTAATCCGTAGTACATTGGTATAGTTCTCAGCCCAGTAAGAAGTCAGAATACCCTCGGCATCTATATCAAGTTCGTTCTGCGTAGTCTGTGATTCTTTAACCTTCCCCAGCGCCCAAGCAAGTACAGGCTTTATGTCGTAACTTATTAATCCAACCTTCTTAGCAATCATCAACCCCATAATCGCATTGGTAATAAGTACGGAGTGAAACCTATCAGGGTTCTTGAACTCTGCCTTTTTATCTATAATAAGTTGAGTCTGCTTATACAACGCCCTTATCCCGGGTACGTCATTCATTACATATTGTAGAAACGGTATATATGCGTGACCATAGTTGTTATTAATTTTCTCGCTAAACTCATCCCCTTCTGCCTTAGATAAGCCAATAACTTCGTGGGCTTTTACTTCTAATATTCGAGCCGCCTCTGCTTTCGGCATTGCCTTGTATGCCGCAATTCGTTCTAACATACTTGTATTACCTGTAGTTACACAAGTCGTTTTCCAGTTCGCCCCTCTAATACGCTCTTGGTTACTACCCGAAGACATCCTATTAGGTTGCGAGCCGGAAGTAAAGTTATATGCAAAATTACTTAACCCTACAGGAATAGAGTTTGTAACCTCGTCTACAAACGTAGGTATATTTTTATGTAGTTCTACACGGTTTAGTTTAGAGTTAGCCGTATCGTTTTCTTTCAACACCAAAGTCCCGGGGTCCCCCCATATACTAGCGGCTGCAAACATTGCTGTTGTCTTACCTAACCCTGTCTCCTTACTATGAATGTGCAGTATCGCACCATGAATAGAAGTAAACGCAGAAAAGATTGAGCCGAAACCAAGTCCGATAACAAACTGATGCAACTCCATATTCGGCTTGTTATAAAACTCCATCGTCTCTTTCCAACCGTCTAGCGTACCCTTGGAGATAAAGGTTTCCCGAATCATCTTAGCCGTAGCCATAGATGGGGGGTTATGGTCTATACGGTCTGCATAAACTTCTTTATCCCCAACTACAAACGATTCAAATTTTTCGCTATCTGTCCAACCAAACTGCCTCCGTGCTACATCTGCTTTAACTTTAAATTGCATTTCATTAACCCATGTATTTACATAACTCATAATTTGGTCCATTTTAATTACGGCAACACCCTTGGTGGACATATGCTTTCTAAACTCATCCTTAGAAGTAATTGCCGAGAGTGGTACTGTATATTCTCTTACACCGTCTTTTGGTAAGTGCAACCGCACAACCGCTGCCTCACCTAAGTCGGAGTCCATTAGTCTACGGGTTACATACAAGTCGTTGTGATAAATCATTACCTCTATCTCATCTCCCTGCTTGATTATCCGTTTACAAACACCGCCATTCTTTGGTCTAAAATACGGCTCAGGATATTTAGGGATAACATAAGTCTGTGTATGCCCTTGGTCAATACCATATACCGTGTCTTCAACAATGTTGTCTTGCTCTGATGCTTCCTGTACTTCTCTACCTAAAACAATCGGAGACTTAACATTACCCTTGTTGGGGCAACCCGTACAACCTCCGGGGTTATACTCTTCAAACTTCACACAAGTATAAGGACCTCCTTTGATACCCATTAACTTCTTTTCTGTACCTTCGGGTGTATAGTCAGGGTACTCAGCAGAGATTTTGTGCATGGCAGTATCAGCATCTACACAAAATTTGGCAATAGATAATCCTGCTCTCCACATAGGCTCATTCATTGTGGCTTGATTCTTAATAATATACTCTAATTGTTTGCAACCTTCACCTGCTATTGTTTTTACTATTATTGTTTTAAATTTATTCGTAAAGTTACCAAGAATAGATTTTGTAACTTCGTCCATCTCACCACGGGGTATATAAGTCTTTTCTGCCTCAACTACTTCACCAATAATACCTTTAAAGAAACTAAACGGTAGACTCTGTGCTAGTTCACCAATAATGCTAACATCTCTTGGAGTCTCTAACTTAAAGTTCAAAGTCCCCGGAATCCTTAAAATACGAGCGGCATCGGCAGGTACAGCCCTATCAATCCGTAAATCACATTCGTCACAAAGCTTCTTAAACTTCTTAGCAACAGGTAACCACTCTTCCCGAGATATAGGTTCTGTAAATGCCCAGTATGCGTGTATACCCCCACCCGAATTAACAATCGTGGGTTTGGGCAACTTAATATCTTTACAGAACTTCCTCAGTGCAACTAATGCTTCTGCATGGTTAGCATAAGGTTTCTCCGCACCACAATCTAAATCTAGGAATAATGACCTAAGTTGTTTTACGTTCCTTGCCATCCTCGACTTGGCATCTTCAAATGTAGCTAGTGCGTAGTACGCATCATATCCGTTCTCCTTAAAATTCTCCGCCACTTTAATAACATCTTGAAGCTTGGTATAAAACTTTTGAACTACTTTATCCTGCGCTAGTCCAAGAATGCAGTAATATCCTTCGTCCCCAAGTATTTTTTCTAAAAATAATTGTGTGTTCATAACCACCTTTGAAGGTGGGGGTACTAACGTGTTGATTAACTTCGATGTACAGGCTATTTAGCGTTGCCGAGCCAACGTGTTCCCCGTTTTCCCCCCGTAACTATTAATTAAGCATCATCCCATTCGCCTACTAAGTCAGCTAATTCCGGTTCAGCTTTAGCGGCTGTCTTCTTAACTACGGCTTTCTTGGGTTCCTCAATTTCAGTTTCTTCTTTCGGTGCGGCTAACTGGGCTTTGGGTTTCTCTCCAACACCATCAGTCTGTGCTACGGTTAAAATAACTGCCGATAAAGCGGCTTGTGAATCTTTAGCCTGTTTCACTACTTCAAACTCTTCTTCAGTAACTACACGAATCGGCTTGAATGTTAACTTCGGTGTAGGACTTGAAGTATCAAACCGCATTTCAGTAATGACACCTGTAATCGGAGTGCCATTGTTTTTCAGATGCCGTGCATATGCTTGCAAAGGTAACTTACCCTTCTCGCCATCACCGAATACAGATGTTGCAGGTAGAACTAACTGATACACATCCTGCCCACCCTCTATAACTAATGCTAACCGTTGCTGATACTTACAAGCACGAGCATCGCCTTGACCAGAACCTTTAACATTTTTAGGGCAGCTTAGACAGTTGGCGGCTTGCTTCTCTTTTACTTCCGGTGCAGGACGCTGATTATCAGCAGACCAACAAGCAGGGGCAACAGCTTCGCCTTCAACATAACTACCTGCATAGAACACCCGAGAAATACTTGGTGCGGCTTTGACGATAACTACGTTCATAAAACGCTCTTCTGATACACGGTATTCCTTACCACCAACAAACTCACGGAATACACCGCCCTTGATGCTAATACGTCTTGCACCTAAATCACCACCCGCTAATGCGTTGGTAGCGTCATCCATCTCACCTTTTAAATAGGCAGGTAAACCACCTTTAAACAAAGTCATCTCACTCATACTTCTCTCCTTAAATATCCTTGTCAGGATTGCTAAAATCAAATTCCAGTTGTACTGGCTCTTTTACTGCTTTTTCTACTGCTATTGCTACTTCTTGGGGAACACTTACCTCTGTGTTACGAAGTTTCGCTTCTACTTCAGACAACTTAAAGCGATAGATTCCTCCTAACTTCAAGGCAGGTATGTCCTCGTTTCGTATCCAAGTCCTTACGGTAGAAACTGACACCGCAAAGTGTTCGGCTACTTTTTCAATGGGGACATAAGCATCATCAACCATTTTTACTCCTTTTTACTGTAACTGAATACTCGTTGTTAGCGTTAAGTCCGGGGGGTATTATGTCCGGATTCTCTTCTAAAAAAGCCTTCAAATTGGTTTGTTGCAACCGCTTCTCCAATAAATCAGGCACCTCATGTTCAAGGATAAACTTGTGCATAGAAGTCCAATCGTTTGTCGTATAGCGTGTTAATACTGTGCGATATACAGTTCCCGACTCTGTTCTAATACTTTCGGCACCAACATCCTTCATGTGTTCAAGAATCGCTGTTTTTACAGTTCTCATCTTTTCCTCAAGTTCAGATATTTTAGCTTCAAGTTCCTTGTTCATTTCTTCTTTCTTAGTCCGCATCTTGATGTAAACACGGGTAAGTGATTCTATTGATACTCCTTCATTTTCCATCTTCTCTCTCCTCTAAAACTACAACTATACTATCAAACTTTAACTTAGTCAAGTAAATTCTTGTAAAGATCAACTAATTTTGTGTGATCGTCTATTTTGTTATCTAACATTTTGTAAATGTGCTTTTCTGCATTAGAACCTTGTAACTTGATTATGGTTACAGGATGTCTTTGCCCTGCCCTGTGAACCCTTGCATTTGCTTGTGCATAGGTTTCTAGTGACGGTACAGGACCCCACCAAATCACGGTATCAGCCGCAGTTAAAGTTACTCCATGCGCTGCGGCTTGTGGTTGAATAATTAATATTTTTGGGTCAGCAGTCTGTTGGAATCTTGCAAATATATCTGTTCGTTTACTTGCTGATACCTCACCGGAAATAACTTCAGCCGTGTAACCATCATTAGTCAGTCGCTCTAGTAAAATATGAATTACGTGCTTAAACGGTACAAATATCAATATTTTCTGTTTAGTCTCCTCGACTACCTCTTTCAGCACCTTGTATCTGTTTTTAATGTCAAAGGTAAGAGTCTGCCCGCTATCTGAGTACACCGCACCACAAGATATTTGTAGGAGTTTGTTTAAACCGACTGCGGCGTTAACAGACGTAATCTGTTCACCTGATGTTTGCACCACAAGTTGTTTACGCAAAAGCTCATAATACTTCTTCTGTTGGGCAGTAAGTTCCACATCCCTGATTACATAGGTCATCTCAGGTAAGTCTAGGCACTCTTCCTTAGTAAATCGGATAGCAGGTTGCAATGCCTCGAACACAATCTTGTCAGCGTTGGGGCGGTTTATCCACCGGAACTGCGTTATCTTATACATTACCATCTCTCTAAAAGATGTAAAGAACTTCGGCACATTCTTGGGGTTTACTAGTTTAGCTAGTCCATACGCATCTACAGGACTTTGGGCGGCAGGTGTACCTGTTAGCATCCACAACCAAGTATCGGGCTTCAAAAGCCTGTTTAGTGTCTTCCATCGGGCAGTCTGTGCGTTCTTGTATGCGTTAGCCTCGTCAATAACAATTAAGTCAAAGCCACCATTAAATATCGCATCGGATACAATCTCTACCCCATCGTAGTTAATGATTACAAATTCCGCTACTCCATTGATAATTGCTTCTCTCTTCTCTCTAGAACCATAGGCAATATCTACATTACGGTGCATGGCAAACTTAAACAAATCGGCTCGCCAAGCCGAATCCATAATAGATAGGGGGCAGATGACTAACACCCGTTTGATTTTCCCAATCTTCATTAGGTAATCCGCTGCCCAAATGACCGAACCGGTCTTCCCTGTGCCTTGTTCGTTCAAACAAAATGCCCTAGGGTGTAGGGTTAGAAACGATGACGTAACCTTTTGATGGTCAAACGGTTTGTGAAGCCCGGGCCAATCGTACTGTCCTACAATTGGTGATGAGATGTTTTTTATTTGAAGATTGTTTAAAACCCTTGCTTCTTCTAATCCCCAGTTAACTGCAACTTCACCTGTACCCAGCACTCTACTCTTCGGTATGATGCTCGTTACTTTGTTCGGGTTCTTTAAATTAAGAACCAAAACCTTGTTCTCTACAATTCGCATTCTCTCTCCAGTGATGCTTAATCAGGACAAAGTGGGTGTCCACATTGCCCTACTAAAAATACAACTATAACTATACTACTTTTTTCGTTCTTTTTTACTAGTTTCTGAAACTAAATTACTTTTTGCATCTCGTCTAAACGACCTGTTTTTCGCAGGGGTTGTGATATAAACACCATCTTTATTACTACCCCCTTTGTCCAAGGCTTTGCGGTGTGCTACATCCTTACCTTCACGCATATCCGCTTTACCATTACCGTTTAAATCCTTGCCCTTCTTGTCTAATTCTCTTCTTGCCTTCTGACGTTCCATCCTGCGAGGGTGTTCTTCCCTAGCTTTTTGTTGTTGGTACTCTTTTGCATACGGTCTTGGCTTGTTAACATACGGCATTTAATTTCTCCCATTATGAGCGCACTCTAGGACTGAGCAATGTTTCTTGCAAAGCCCACTCGGTCTAGGATTCCAAACATCAGTCTTGAACGCAATCTTCAGCCTATTATGTTCGGCTATCCATTTACCCCATAGTTTACTCTCATTCTCTATAGAATAGGAATCCTTAATAAACGCTCTCGCTACTACAAATAATAACCCAGCTTTAACCTTTTTGACATAGGGAAAGTACTTAAAGATTGCCAAAGCCATCAGTTCTAACTGCCCTTTATCTGCATATTTTGCAGATTTCCCTGTTTTATAATCTAAGCACCTAGCCTCGTCACCCTTAATCACAATCAAATCGGCTATGCCTCGCCACCATACATCGGGGCTTTTAAAGTCGCAGGGTTCTAGGTTCTCGTTTAATGCCATCATAAACTCGCAATGCTTCTCCCCTTCTAAATTCTTTAAATTGTTTAGAGCATCCACTGCGAAGTTAAATTGTGGGGGGATGGGGGTACCGTCTTTAATGTATAGTTCAGCCGCTTCATGGAATAGCGTACCGTAGTTCATTGCATCAGTCTCAGGTTCTACAACATCCTTGGCTACACGCAGGTGGTAATACTTTTTAGGACATTGGTCAAACAACTTAATGCTTGAGTACGACCATGAAATCGGCTTACTCACTAACACTCTCCCAAATTATTACCATAACCAACCTCACAATTAACAGGCAGTCCGCTACACCATTCTGGTGTCCACCGCATACACTCCTCTATATATCTTACAGCGTCTTCTACTTTATCCTGTGGGACCAGACAAGCTATCGCATCATGTACTGTTAAGACTATAGGGTATTCTTTCGCTACTCGTAGCATCTGCTCACCGATAATGCACCGAGCAACTGCTTGGCAGACATTCTCAATTACCTTACCGCCATAAATCTTGTTCGCCCCATATCTAGTCTTATAAGTGTATTGCATACCACTTTCGCTGCGGGATGCTTTGAGTCCGTCATAACGCATTAACAATTTATTGGGTAATACAATACCCTTACTTCCCGGATCAAGCTTTAAGACATCATCTCTTCCTAAGTCAGTAGTTGAACCTTTTAGTAAGGCTTCAAGTGAAACTTGTGCCTGTTTCCATAGCTGAGTAATTTGTGGGTATGTTGTTCTGTAAACGCTGACGATATGACGGGCTTGTTCCTCCGAAATTTCCACACCGAAAGTTTTGAGTTGTGCCTTGAATTTTGGTGCGCCCATGCCGTAGCCACATCCGAGAATCGTAGTCTTGCCGACAAAGCGTTCCTCTTTGCTAATTTCTTCTGCGTCTTTGTTATATATAGCCGAAGCCATGATTTTGTACACATCTTCACCCTTTCTAAATGCTTCAACTAAATCGTCCTGCCCTGCCAACCATGCTAGAACTCTTGCCTCAATCTGTGAACTATCCGCATCTACAATGTAATACCCATCAGGCGCACAGATTGATGCTTTTAACTTCCCTGCGTTGTCGCCTCGGCTCGGCAAATTCTGCAGGTTCAGTTGGTCGCTACCACCCCACCGTCCTGTATGGGCGGCATAATACTTCAGAGGAACTGGCATCAACCCTCGTTTGGCAATCCCAATAAATCTTTCTGTCCTAGTTTCTTCTAACGTACTCTTAGTCCCAAGTCTGGCAGCGACTAGGGTTTGCACTCTTATGTCAGGATGTTCCGCTAATACCTTAAATCCCTCATCGTTCTTAGACAACGCTAGAGTTTCTTTACCTGTAGTCGGGCTAATCTTCATCGGAGGTTCAACCCCAAGTTTCTTTAGCAGTTCGGCAAACTTCGGGTTACTCATCAACTCGGCTTTGTCTTCAATACCTGCCTCAAGCAACAGGCTTTCTTTCTTCTCTCGAATATCTAGGTAATGATTTTCTAACAACTCTAGGTCTAACTTTAGTTTCGGTTCAGTAAACATCCGTAGAGTTAAGTCAATCAGTTTTAGTTCGGGTTTAGGAAATCCCTTACGCATCATAATATCAAATATCTGATAAGTTAATTCCACATCATTGATACAGTAATCACCGTAACGACTCAGTTGGTCTTCGGGGAAATCTTCCCTACGCAACCCTAAAGCATTCTCTACTTCAGTTCCTTTTGTGCCAATGTTATACCGACCTGATAACGCACCGAGACTACCGCCAACCTCAACCCCATGCAACGCTCTTGCCATGCACAAAGTATCAAGATGAATCTTCGGTCTTATATCAAAATGATGGTGCAGAATGAATCCGTCAAACATCGCATTGTGTGCTAGTGCCATTGAGCTGCCCCAGCGGAATCTAGATAACCACACTTTAAGTTCTTCGTATGTACCACTAGCCCACTCGGTCTCCCCATCGTTTACTTTGACTGCAACCCCGATAACTTCAAACCGTTGGTCACGCACATACTCTTCTGTCGTATGCGTTTTAAAACCGTAGTCTTTCGCATAGTATGTTTCAAAATCATAAGTTATTAAATCCATTATCCTCTACCGTCCATATCAAAATTAGGTTCTATTACTTCTATAGTTACTTCCAATCCTACGCTACTTGCTAGTTCAACTAAAGCATCAATCGGCTCATCACCTGTTAACTTGTGCTTTTTATCTTTTATCTTAATATTAGTTATAAGCACCGCCTTAATATCTTTACTGTTCATAAATCTTCTTCCTTGTATTTCTTTAACAAATAATATTTAAATTTCCTAAGTGCTTTCTTTTCAAGTTCACTAACTCTGCTTCTAGACATACCCAAAACCTCTGCTACTTCCTGTTGAGACATATGCCCCTCGTTGTTTTGTGGTACTTTATCTGTAGGTTCTTCGTATTCATCTTCATCATCTTCTTCGTGCATTTACTTTTCTCATTTACGGCAGTATGGACATCTAACTAGTATGGTTAGTATCTTTGATTTACAATGTACGCAAATGTAGTGGGTCATTTCTTACTCGCTTTTCGTTCACGAACAGTCTTTAAATAATCTTCTATTGTGTAGTCATTCATGCACTTCCAAAAGTACTCAAGGCTTTCTCTTATTGAAAAATGTTCGCCTGTTACGAATTGCATATAGAAATCAACAATCTCTTGTATGTCTTTTTCCATTTGCTCCGACATCTTTCTATGTTTTTTCATTTCTTACTACCTTTAACCATCTTACAAATTAGTCGCCATTCTTCGAGCGTAGGCAAGATGTCAGGGTTCATTACAATTTCTTTATTCATTTCTCACTCGCTTTCTTAGTTAGATTGTTTCTTGATTACTTGAATACCCATCAAAGTTTCGGTATCCATGTTCCGTGCTATTTCTATTAGTTCTTCGGCAATTTCCAATGCAATACCTTCACCCCAAACTCGTACAAATGTATGCGTCTTGTCCACTTGGATTTCGATGGTTGCGGTAATCATTTCTCTTGCCTCCACGCTACAAAATGTTCACGCAAGTTTTGTTCCTGTAAATACTTTTGCATCAGCGTTATCTCTTCTCGTAGCAAAACTATTAAGTCCGTCTGTGGTTCGCTCCAATGTTGTTTCAACGCTTCTATTTCAGCCTGTTGTTTCCGTAGCATATTAGCCGCCTCTAGTTGGCGGTCTTCGCCTCGCCTATCTAGAATATCAGCCAATTCATCGACTATATAAGTTCTTGATTCAGTCATTTCTCACTCGCTTTCTTTAGTATTGCTCTTGCAAAATTAAATAAACTACTGTTGATATAACTGTTGTTGTGACCGTATATAGATTTAAACACTTCGTTTATTTCCTCATCAGTTAGTTCACGCAACAAATAAAGGGGTTCTATTTTAAAACCATTGTGCTTCCACATTTTTAAAATAAAATCAGTGTCATCAGTTAAAAGTGTTTTACCTTTATATGTTGCTCTCCACGCTACTGGTTCACTCATTTCTCACTCGCTTTCTTTATTTTTAATTTATCTATTACTTCCCTTGCTTTTTTCTTTCTATATTCAAGACACGCTTGACGAAATTCTTCCCTTGTATTTCCCCCATCTCCCTTAATATAATGTTTAATTCTGTATTCCATTAACCAATCCTTAAATGACCTTTCGCTTAATTCGCCACTTTGGATTGCTTTATATAAGTCTTTTAATTTAACTCTTAAGAAAGCACGGGGTTGACCATCTTTCCTCATTTATCCCTCTCTTCCATCATTGCATCAGCAATTGCATACGCACGTTTTGCTATACGTTCAGGACTATGCCACCAATTAGTTTGCATATCATTTTCAACACCCTGCTCTAAACCCCCTGCTAAGGCTTGACCTGCAAAGTAATCTCTTAAATCCATACCGCTATTCTCTTTAACACCAACTATATCGTTTCTGTAAATCGCTTCGCTACTTGGAAATGCTTTCATCTATCGCTCCTCATTGTTTGTTTAGCTTCTTCACATAATTTTGCGTAATCCTTGGGTACATCGGGATGCCAACCACCAAGCAGTAGTTCGCAGTTTAGTTTATAAACTTCTTCCCTGCGACTTATCTCTGTAAGATAAATAATCATCCCACAAAATATAATCCACATCCCTACAAAAGCAAAGTGCATTGTTTTCATATTACCTCCTCAGTACCTTTACTACTTTGAAGTCTACCACTTGCATCATACGAAAACTTTTTAACCAAGCCTTCGCTATTGCGTATCACCGCTATCCTACCCTTGGCTTTACCTTTCTCAACATACTCATGCTCAGTCCACTCACCCCAAGATGTTGTACGCTTGATTAAGTTCAAGTCTTTGTTAAAAGTTTCCTTCAACCATCTGCTACCATCTTTATAGGTGAGTTCGGTCTTGTCTGTATTCCATTTAGGTCTGCTCATTCTTTAGCCTTTCTTTTGCGTATTGCTACTATGCCTGTTTCCTCTTCGGGTGTTCTCTTGCTTACCTCTAACATCTCATCAGCAAACTTAAAACAATCCTCGGCATTAGCACCTGTTAAAGATTTAAACATAGCAAAACAATTTCTTAGGTCTTGCTCGTTCATGCGAGTTCCTCATCAGCGTAATTAATACTCATTGATGCACCGTAGTGGTACAGTTCGCCTAGACAATCTTCGAATGAGACTGTCGCTACGGTCTTACCCTGCACAATTTTATTATAGACAAATACTCTTTTCGGCATCAAGGTCTTACCCTCAACAAAGTCTATGCCGAGGGAAGTAATCTGCCAAAGTCCCGATGACCTTGTTTTACCTAATTGTTTCTTACTTTTTTTGTCGCCATGACTGGTATCAACCTCAGATTCAACTTTAAACTGTCTGCGAATCAAACCCCAGTATTCAAGCCCTGCAAAACTTCTTGTACGCAACACTTGTCGAGGGGCTTCCTCTACAACATGAATCCAATCCTTCTTACTTCGTTTAGTGTATTCGTATAACCACCTAAGACATAACGCAAGGCTCTTGTGTATACCATGTGAGTTAATCTTACCCCACCTATCGCAACAAGGGCAGTACCCCCCATCATGGGCTATGATGTCACCCCATCTATCTCTCAATTGCTCTAATGCTAAAAGTTCGTTCGTGTTCATTTCTCTCTCCAAAGGAAAATGGGTGCGTAGTCGCACCCTGTTAATAGTAAAATTACTTCTCTAGTTTCTTTTCTAGATAGGCGATGACTGCCTTGCTATCTAGGTATTTCTCGTTCAGCAAGTCCTTAGTCTTTTCTAACGCATCATACTTCTCTCGCCATAACAAACACCACTTGTCTAATTCTTCAACTTCTTTCCTTAACTTGTTAATGGTAAGTGCGTCTGTTTTGGTGCGAGCATTTACTACTGGCACTACTGGTGTTATGCTAGTCTGAGTTTGGGTGATGTATACACCATCCTCGTCCCTCGCTATCCGCTTCTTAGCCCTGAGTTGTGATAATGCCGTATATACACTATTACCTTTAACCTTCAATATTTCATTGAGTTGTTTAGGTGTCTTACCGCCTTGACTAATTAATACTTCAAGGACTCTTCCTGCTACTGATTGTGTCTTCATTTCTCTCTCCTGATAAAAGACTGTTTAAGTTAACTACATTAGTTTCATTTACTACTAGTGCTACTCCTCCTGCATCTCTAATCTTTTTGAGATTAAGTTCTTGCAAAGCAGTTGGTTTGTTTTTACCTGCCTTGCATTCGATGCCGATAAATCTCCCTTGCAAACAGACAAGGAAATCAGGCGCACCCGAGTTCCCATACCCATTCGTTACAGGCATTACATAATACGCACCAAGCCCATCAAGGACTTGACGCACTACCTTCTTCACTTTAACTTCGGGTGTTGATGCCATCTTCTTCATCCCTATCATAAACCCAAAACACATCTCTACTAATTCTTCTGCCAACCTTTTCAATCTCCTGATTTACTTTAGTATGGTCTACTACCATTAACACAGATAATGTATCTTGCACCCATTTTGGTAATTCGTCAACACTTTCATAAAATTTATTTAACTTCGGACTAAAACCATCCATCAAGTCATAGCACATAGTCTCTACATTCGAACTATCCTCATGGAGTTGAATACGATATATAGGTTTGTTAGTAACCATATCCAAGTATCTTGTCATCAAGTTACTACCTGTACTACCAAACATCTTCTCGTTACCCCTACCAAACAAGTCGGACATTATCCCTGCCCATACCTTAAAGTTTTTTAGGTTCTCCCCAATATCGTTTATCATCTTACCCTCTCTCTACCCAAAATGTGTTGTCATCTATCTTCATACCCACCCGCTCAACATACTGTTTATCAGATAAGATATTAAGGACTGCTACTCTACTTGAAATGGCTTCTGGTAGGTTCTCCATACTACAAGTAGTAACATTACTTGCATAGTTTAAAAAGTTATGCTCGTAGATAGGTAGGTTGTTTACATTCTCTACATCTAACATCTCAACCGATACATTTGTACCGTGCTTAAACGATACAAAGGTTAGCCCTACCTTGCGGTTCTGTAACTCTCGTAAAGTGTTAGCCTTATCCTTTAACTCTTTAGCCATCTCCATGAAAGCCTGATTCTTAAACTCCACCCCACTATCAATCAGGTATATCATCTCGTCCACGAATGTACTCGTCTCGGCACTTGAGCGTACTGGTTCAATGATTTTTCCTAGACTATGCTTGGCTTCGTATACAACATCTCGTACCTTGTCTTGAGGGAACTTAAAGTAATACTTGGCAATCTCTGCTGATGTGTACGGTGAGATACACTTAGAGGCATTTTTCAAAGCCGTACCTAGGTTTATAGTCAATGACATTCGGTGTTGTACATTATGCTTATTGTATTTATCGTTTGTAATCTTACGACTAAATACCATATAGCTTTTTGTAGCACTCTTAGTAAGCGAATAGTCACCATACCCTATTGCACCATAGATGAACGGCACATTATCTCGGTATATATACAAGGTCTTAGCAAGACGAACTAGTTTGTCATCATTTTCAAAGTGTAAATTCTTACTCTCCGCTAGACAATACTTCAACCCCCTATGTATCTTGTTAAACCCTTCAACAAAATCATGCAACTCCCTTGATACAGGGATGCCGTCTACAAAGAATTGCCAACCTTCTACAGGTTCAATCGGACTTCTTGGGTCGGACAACATCTCCTTAACTTCATATACAGGGTTAGGATTCATTCCCATTTTACATTTCCTCCTTAGCATAAAAACCACCGATACGATTGAACAACGCATTTAGATTGCTCAAACTCTTTTCACTACATACAAACCTACTATCTTTTGTCATGCCAACCTCATTGGCACACAGGACCGCCAACGCTATGTGATTCTCATGGTCAACATCTTTTAGGATATCTCTTACAAGCATCGGCTCTACATATTTACTCCAGTACCAACTATTCCCTGCATCCAACTGTTGTGCATAGTTATCTTTGGTATCTCGTAACCCTAGCGTACCCCCAAACACAGGCAACATTATCTGCATATACTCAAAGAACTTTTTAATATACGGTCTATACTCCTTAGTCAAAGATTTATCAAGCCGTCTAGTTGTACATAAGTTCTTATCACCAACCCTAGTAAAGTTACTATCGGCTTCGTATTTGAATATCAATCTGTGATACTCCTTAAACTCTATAATTCTATTGCCGTAGTCTATCTTAGCTTTAGATTTCGGCAGATAGTAATCGACACCCTTGTACTTGATAAAGTGTTTACCTGTTTGTGAATACCAATTAAAGTCAAACCCATCAGGTATGTAACTCTGAATGAACCAATACCTAGAGACGGCACAATGATTCGTCAAATGAGTATGTAAAGTCATGTAGTCACCATCGGGTTTGCGTTCCCATAAAACAGGACATAACTTCTTAGTATCTTCATCGCCAAATCTTTGAGTTGGGTCGGTGTTAGTCCAGTACCCATCAGTCAATGCGTATGTATTCTCGTCAAACTTAATGATACGATTCCAATCATACCTACGGTTTCCTATCGGACGAATATCCAAAGGCTTTTTCTTACCCCTGATTGGAATAGTTTCGGCATAACATTTTGCTACATCATTAAACGAATTAAACTTTTTCATTTACATTCTCCTCAAGTAAATCTGACTCATCACAAGTAAAGGACATCTGCATATCCCATATCCCGAACCTCTCGCTTACTATGTTTTTCTTTGCTAACACCTCGGCTTCTTCAGCGTTGGGTGCATCGACTTCTGTGTAAGCATACCCCGATACGAATACTCTATATCTGTTCATTGCACAACTCCTTTATCTTAATAACTTCCTCGTTAAACTCCTCTTTACTATATGTCTTGCTCATTTGTACTAACCTTGCGTTCTTACCTTTATCCAGTTGGAATCTCCACCTAGTTCTTTCGTTACCATTCAACGCATGGTACGCTTCTAATAGGAATATCTTATCCTCACCCTTCATTAGTAATCTCCTCTATCGTGTATGCACATGGACTAAACTTATCATCACCCTCTTGTAACTTAAACAATAAGTTCTCGGCTATGTCATAGGTTAAACAAGTACATACCACCTCGGTGTTTCCTAGTATGTCTACTGCTAATATCTGATACGACTTTTCGTTAATCATTTAATCCTCGCTAAAGTAAATTTCACTCGCCAATCGAGCATAGTTTCTAATAGTTTTATCTGACTCACCTTTCTCAATACCATCCCTTATAAGTTTCATAAACGAATCAAACATAATGCTTAGTTTCTCTTGCTCATTAGCATTGTGAAAATCTTCAAGGCTTGTATCTTTATCCATTATTACTCTCCTTCTCCTTAATAACTTCTAAATTCATATATATCCCACAAAGCCGTAACAACTCTTTTCTGTGCGTCTTGGTTCGTCTGTCCCAAATAGCTCGTTCTTTTTTTACTAACTTTATGTATGCCCTTAAATCTTTTTTAGCTTGTGCGAATGTTATATCTTCAGTCATCTCACTTCCTCCCAATAAGTTAATGGAACTTCATGTGCTATCTTTATCGCAGTCATCGGACACTCGGCATTTACAATGAACCGATATTCTTTGCCGTCTATTGTGTTACGCACCTCATGCAACACATGAGACTTGTTGTCATTCTGTTCTATACAAGTTGCTATCATTCCAACACCTCCTTGATTAGTTTTTTAATTGCTTGTTCTAACTTACGCTTGGCTAATCTCTTAGCCAACGGCTTACCACCACGATTGCAACAACACCTACAGTTGATGCCCCCTGTACCTACGGTTGTAAATCTTTTGTAGTTTCCTTTCATGTTACCCCCTTGTGTTAATGTGAATAGTTGTCCCTGCTGTCGGTCTCGCACCCTTGTTATCTAAGATAACCCACAGTAGTGGTACAGTCCATGTACCCCAGTCGCCACCTAAGTAACCATCTGTTAAGATGATGGCACACTCAGGCTTGATGCTATGTTCCGCCATGTACGCAGGTACACATACCACATCTGTACCCCCACCCCCTGCAGGTTTAGTGCTTTGTGTTAAGGTATCAAGTTCATCCTGCAAGTAAATCTCCTCTCGGCATACTGCCGTATCCCAATAAAGTAATCTTACTTTGCTTGGCTTAACTTGCTCACAGACTCCCTTTATCTCAGCCATAAACGAAGCCAGTTCTTCTCCCCCGATAGAACCTGATGTGTCGATACCTACTAATATCTCACCCATAGTTTCACTGATGCCTGATGGCATGATGATGTCAGCCCCGATGTATCTACGGCTAGGGCGTTTCCATGTTGAGTAGTCCTTACCTGTACAAGTTGTTGTCACAAAGTCACGCAGTAGTTCTTTCCAGTTCTGTTTAGTTTCTAACAGGTCATCGAAAGTACGATTACCCCCACTACCTAGTTTCCCTGCAAGTATCGAACCTTGGCGGACGGCTTCATCAATCTGCTTGGCGAGGTCACCCTTCTCCTCATCTGATAACTTCTCAGCACCTTCCCAATCATGGTCATCAAACGGTGATTCTCCATCACCATCATCGTCCTCGCTTGGGGGTAACAAGTCAAAGATTTCCCTTGCACTCATGCCACGATACTGTGTGTTATACAACGCACACTTCGGTAGTTTAATAAAGCCTGTGTTGTCCTCGTCCATCAACTTGAGGTTGATAACATAGTCACACGCTCGATTCGCCCTGTTGTGGTCTATCGCATCTAAGTCACGATAGATTGTTAAGTGTTGATACATCTTGTGGTAGCACTCGTGCAGTACTACAAACCTAAACTCTGCATCTGTTAACTTGTCCATAAAGTCGGGGTTGTATGCTTCGTCCCTACCATTAGTACAAGCCGTCTTTGTCTTGGTGCTAATCTGCTTAGTACCAATCATTAGAACACCTGCCAACGCAACATAAGTATCGTTACCGATGATGTCGCCCGTCCCCTTGATGAGTCGTTGCTCAGGGGTTAACTTCTTACCGATTGCTAACATTTTCTTTCTCCTTAAACTTTATCTGCAGTAAACATATAGTTATTCTCAACACACCAATCTCGGAACTTGGCATTGCCCATCACCATACTCTGCTTGGTGTACTTCGGGTTGCGTACCTGTCCTACGAATACCTGTTGGGCTTCTTTGTCTAACCTGTTAAGGTAAACCATCCAAGAATCTATCCATGTCTTATCAATGGTAGCCAACGCTTTGTGTACTGTCATCATTACTGCCGATGCCTTGCTTGGTACTCTTGCCGTATCAGGGTTATCCTTAATCTCTTGTTGCTTGGGTAAGTCATCTACCAAGGTGATAAACGCTTTCAAGTCCGATGCACTACGGTCACCTATCGTACCTACCAACGCACCCATCAAAGTATTGTTACTTATCTTATCCTTAGCCCATAACCAATGCGATGCTAACTCGGCACTTCGCCATGTAAAGAACGATGTGCGTTGTACGGCAGGGTGATAGATATACGGATTGTCAGCAGGATTCGGCACATCCTCATAAGACTGTCCCAACTGCTCGTTATCTTTTACCCACATAATCATGGCAGGATGTATCCCTGCGTTGTAAGCGTAGTTCTCTATCCATTGTGTAGTAGTAGACTTCTTCATCTGTACTACAGTTATACGGTTGCGATGATGAGGTAGTAACAAGTCACCAACTCCCTCGCCCCCTAGGTTAGTGGTAGCAAAGATAATGCTATCAGGGTGTAACTTCTTACTGCCAAGTGTACGCTCTAACATAACACGCATCATGCCGTTCTTAACCGATGGGTTAGCCTTACCGAACTCGTCAACCATTAAGATGACAGGCTTGTTATGATGGAAGCCCAACTCCTCGTTAGGTACGAACCTAACAAACTGTGTATCGTCACCGATGTCTAGGATTTTCGGTATCATCAAGTCACCCAAGTCCTTGGTAGTGCAGTCAAAGTAGCATGGGATATGGGTAGGTAACTTCTCTGCTAATATCTTGAGGATTGATGACTTCCCCGAACCCATGTGACCACGAACCAAGGTAGTAACCTTACTACCGTTTACCAACAAACCCTCGACAATCTCATCAATCGTTTGGGCATAGATAGACTCTAGGGATACTGCGACTTTCGCATTGCTCATTTGTAATACTCCTTATGTGTGTATGTGTTTATATTTTGCTACGATTACCAACTAAACTCTTTTAAGAGCGCATCTACCTTGCTCTTAGTTTCTTGCCGTAAGTATGTATCTTCACGCAAGGCATCAGGTGTAATACCCATGAGGGCATCGCTGATTAAGTCCTTGGCTTTTCTCATCTCGGCATCACCTGTGACATTGAACTTATCCAACAAGTCCACCATCTCAGTAACATTACTTACTAGTGTGTCTCTGAATATCTGCTTGTTATTACCTGCCAACTTATCGGACATCCGAGACAACGCTTCATGTGTTCTTGTCCAAACATCTTTATAGGCAGTCTCTAGATTCTGTTGGTATGCCAACTCATAAGACTGTGCCAACTCTTTCAAGGCATCGTTACCTACATCGACTCGCCAATCACCTACCTCGGGTACAGGTGAGTACCTGACATTGAACCGATACTTCGCCCTAACATCTTCGACATCGGGGTAGTCGGTAGCATCAAACATCGTGCCTAGTTTCACTTGGCTAGACTGCACAAGGTTGTAATAATCTTTTAAGAAGTCCTCGACCAAGGCATCAAACTCCATCTGCATACGGCTAATCTCCTTGGCATAATCAAAGTACATTGCAGTCGTAAGTAACCTTACTCCCGAATCTGACCAAGGCATAGTCGCATGGTAGTGGTATGTTCGTGCGTTACCTGCGTACTTGGTAATGGCATCAAAGGTTGGGTTGTTAGGGAATAACTTCTTGTTATAGTTCCCTGAATTGTTATCGGCTTGCTTGTTGAAAGCGACTTCAGCAGATACACCCTTGTCAAACTTCCTACCTGTCCACACAGATATGTTCAACTCTACCAACATAGCACTCGAGGATATACTCGGTGTTTGGGTAGTAATGTTACTAAGATTCAACTGATTCATGGTAATACTCCTTATGGTTAGTTAATTACTTTCTCTCTACTTCTAACTACTATTTTACAACAACTTGTCACAAAAGTCAAGTGTTTGATAATGTTTGATACTTATACATAACCCTTATGTCATCACCTACTGGCTTATACTCTTTTTCGAACGGTGTCTCTATATAAGCCACAGTATGGAAGTCGTCATGTGGCACATACTCACCATCGCTATCCTCTTCTTCGGTCTTTCCGTCCTCCCCCACTTCAACAAACTTGTAGTCGGCATCACCTTCAAACTGTTTGACTGCAAACTCCATTAAATTGTGGTGAGATTTAACATCAGGGAATGACCGATACCATTTCACATGGTATGCAAAAAAGTTAATCTGTGCCGTACTTTCCTCCTCATGTTCGCTATCGGTAACCTCGGGTATCACGCACTCTTTCAAGGCTTTTAGTTCCTCGCCACCTTTAGCCATGATTAAGGCAATGAAGTCGTCCCTTACCTCACGATTCTTAAAGTTAATAACATACGCAACATCTGACCTATATCCCATCTCATACCCCTTTCTTTATCCCAATTAGTTTTGTGCGAGGCACAGTAATAAACCACCGTTCCTCATCCATTGACTGCAGTTCTACATAATCCGTTAGGATGTTTAGCACACAGAATGTCCGCTTGTATAACCGCACGATGTCACCTACCTTGATGCCCTTCATTCTTCAATCTCCTTTTCGGTGTCGTCTTCAAAGTTATATGGCTCATCACGCATATCTGCATCATGCTCTTCACGCAAGTCTTCAAGTTCTCTAAAGTAGATAAACAATTCTTCTTCTAGATACTCGGGTAAACAACTGGCTAAACCCTCGGTTTTACCATCTGACCAAGTAATGGTAAATCGCCATGATTTTATGGTTTGTTTTTGTTCGTTCTTCATGCTAACCATCCTAACAACAGGTACATAAAATAGGCGAATAGTAAGATTACTGGTAAACATACGAACACAAACTCACCGATAAAGCGTTTGCAATCCGTCATCTCGGCATCACCCTCGAAACTACTAGCGTAATTGGCAGTTCGGAAAGCCTCGTCCGTTGAACGGTGAAACTTGTTGTTATGGGTGAACTCGGCAATATCATCGCCTTCGTATGGGGTAGTTCGTTTATGTTGTTTCATGTTGTCCTCTTTGGGTTAAGTTGTTTAAGCATTGATAAGTCAGTAATCAGTTCGTAACCTTGCTTGTTGTTACAGGCAATGGTGAACTTCCTTTGGTGTGCCATCTCGTCACCACATAATAAGCACAGTTTATAACCTAAAGCACTACGCTTATGAGCAACTACATCGCCACACATACGGCAGAATGTCCTATGGTTTTTCATTTGTAGCCACCGAGTTTGATTACGGCATAGTTGAGATAATCATCACCGACACGAACATACGACAACCGAATGATGTTCCATGATGCAGGGATAAGTGAGCATAGGTTAAACATAAGACTATTAGTTTTTACGACCATTTTGATTCTCCTTGAAAGTAAACTTACTATGAAATAAAAGAACTTTGGGAACTAAGCACTTCGTTTTGTGTTTCTCAATTCCTACTACTATTTTACAACAAATACCTTGTAAAGTCAAGCGTTTTGTGGTAAGGCTTATCAAACCCTAGTAAGGTTTATTAAAGTATTCTACTACCCCCTATAAAGTTCCTAAAGTTCTTTATAAGTTCTTTTTTTTATGTTTGTAAGTCATTGATTCTGCAGTTAAGTTCCGAAAGTTCCGAAAGTTCCTGCTTTATAGAGGATTTCGCTACATTGCGATTAGAGAGTCGAAATCCTGCGAAATATTTTAAAATTTTAAAAGTAGGAGATACCTCAAAAAACACGGAACTTTCGGAACTTATGGAACTTTGCTTATAAATCAACGACTTAAAAAAGAACTTTGCTCATAAAGTTCCAAGAATATTTGGAACTTATAAATCCTGTGCAGTACGCTACTAAGGTGACTGGTTTCTTTTAAAGTAAAGTTACTATAAAGCCGACAAACCTTTGAAAAATATGTTATGCTGAACTCAGCATAACACCTAGCCAATGAATCCCATGTGGTACGCTACTAAGGTGACTGGTATCATTCGGTAAGATGTTGGTAGTAAATATACTATTAATAAAATGTTGAACCAAAAAAAGCCCTAAAAATTAGGGCGAAAAAAAACCCTGATTGCTCAGGGTTTAAAGTAAAGATACTACAGGTTATTTTTTAACCGATGCCACAATTCCACAATCATTAAACATCTTAACCACTGATTGCAATGTTTTAATAATGTCTACATTTTTGTCACATGGTGTTTTGATTGCTTGTAACTTTACAATTTGTTCCATAATGGTACGGCATACTAATTGATTGCCAGTAACAGGTACTAATTTTCCTGATACTGTTGTTTCAGTGGTTACTACCTTTGGCGTTTCCATTGCCTTAATTGCCTTGTGCAAGTTACCAAACAATGTGCCTACCTTTTCTAACAAGTTAGTTCTAATTGCTTTTTGCATATCGTTTAACCCTTCCAATGGTTTAGCAAGTAACTCTTGTGCTTGTGTATCCATTTGGGATATAAACAACTGTTTGATACTATCGTGAAATTTAATTGCAATTTCGCTTTTATCGCTTCGGTCAAAATTACAAGCACGATAACCATTTGCGTATAAAACATCTTGCATCTTAGACTTAATAGCATCATGCTCAATACCATTTTTACCGAATTGAGATACCAAAACATAGGGGCTGTTTACATCGTTACTAACAGGGAATAAATCGAATTTTCCTACAGTAACAACAGGGGCAATAACAGGGGCAATCATTGATGCAATAACAGGGTTGATTGTTACAGGGGTTTTAATTACTTGTTTCATTTTAAATATCCTTTCTAAGATATTAAGGGTTTAGTTAAATAATGAATTAGTTTCCCGATTCATTAAGTATATTTTACTTTAATTTGTTATAGATTGTCAACCCTTGATAGTATTTAATAGTAAAGTTACTTTGAACTAACCCACTACCCCACCACCAAGGCTTTTAGTCTAAGGGACTGTACGCCGCCTTATATTGCTATTCCGTACAAATGATTACCTATTTTCTTAAATCCACCTCTTAACTCTAGCGTACTTAATGCCGAATTGTTGTAAGTCCTTGATTACATTACATATTATTTTGTGTTCGCCGGTTGGTAAAAAAGCTGGCGAGTTCTAGACCCACCCCCATGCCTTCTTAAGTACCTACCCCCCTAAAAATTTTTTTTGCAAAATTTTAAAAATCATATATACTTTCTGTATTCACCTTAATTGGTCTGCGTCTATGTCTTATATATGTAATCCTGACTTTGGTATTGAAATGCCTGAAGATAATTGGGTCTTATCCAGTTTTCGGGAAAGGGCACAGGCTGCCTGTAATACTGCACAACTGCTAGAAATACAGCCAGAAATAACGGATGAAGATAAAGAAGTAGCGGAAGCGATTGCTTATGCTGTTGCTGCAGATGAAACCAAAGCCAATCAGAAATTAACAACTAAGAAGGCTTCGGCGTTGACACTAGGTACTGTTACTCTAGTTAGTCACATCTTAGAAGAGTTTGCTGTGCGGGTAGTAGACACTTCCTCGCAAATTCGGCTTGTAGTAACAAACAAGTTACTCATAGAATCAACCAATCCAGACCCCAAAATACGTATTCGTGCCTTAGAACTGCTTGGTAAGATTTCTGATGTGGGTTTATTTGCTGAAAAATCAGAAGTTACTATTATTAATAGGTCTACCGAAGAGTTAACTAACTCATTACGGGATAAGATACAGAAACTAATGAACCCAGCTGGGGTAATTGACGTGGAATCGGTGCAGGTAAACAATGAACCAATCAATGTAGCCGAAGAATTAGGTCTAGAAGACGATGAGTTAGAAGAACTTGAGGATACAGATGCTTGAAACTGACTATTCTGAGTTAACTGACGCAGAATTAGACTATTTATTGCAGAATTTAGACAAATTTACGCTAGAAGAACAGTCAGAAGTAGAGATTATTGCTGTAGAGATACAGAAAAGGCGTGATTCGAAGGCTTGTAGGGATGATTTACTAGCGTTTTGTAAGAAAATGCAGCCAGATTACAAGGTTGGTGAGCACCATAAGGTGTTAGCAAGGATGTTAATGGACCTTTCCGAGGGTAGAAAGGACCGAATTTGCGTGAATATACCCCCTAGACACGGTAAAAGCCAGCTTGTTTCTATCTATTTTCCTGCATGGTTTCTAGGTAGATACCCTAATAAGAAGGTACTTATGGTGTCACACACCACAGATTTAGCGGTAGACTTTGGACGGAAAGTGAGGAACATCGTTGATAACCAAGAATACAAAACAATATTCCCAACAGTCACTTTGGCGGTTGATAGTAAGTCTGCTGGTCGTTGGAACACTAACATGGGTGGTGAGTATTATGCTTGTGGTGTTGGTTCCGCTTTGGCTGGTCGTGGTGCGGATTTACTCTTGGTGGACGACCCACATAACGAGCAAGACATTATTAACGGGAACTTCGATGTATTCGAGAAAGCGTACGAGTGGTTCACCTACGGAGCACGAACACGTTTGATGCCGGGCGGTAGGGTGGCTTTGGTACAAACCCGTTGGCATATGGATGACCTGACGGGGCGGGTAACTCGGGATATGATTAATAATGATCAGTCTGATAAGTACGAGATTATTGAGTTCCCAGCAATCTTTGATGCAAATACTGAACAGCCTAGGGCGCTTTGGCCCGCCTTCTATGACCTAGAGGCACTATATAGAACTAAAGCTTCAATGCCACTATTTCAGTGGAACGCCCAGTATCAACAGAATCCGACAGCAGAAGAAGCCTCGGTAGTTAAACGGGAGTGGTGGAATTGGTGGAAGTCAGAAAAACCTCCTGATACTGAGTATATTATTATGTCGCTTGACGCTGCGGCAGAAACGCACAACCGTGCTGACTATACAGCCATAACAACATGGGGAGTGTTCCTCAACGAGGACACCGATGCGTACAACATAATTTTACTAAACTCCATCAAAAGACGGTTAGAGTTTCCTGATTTAAAAGCCTTGGCTTTTGAAGAGTGGACTGAGTGGGAACCCGATTCGTTTATAGTGGAGAAAAAATCCGCCGGTACAGCACTTTATCAAGAATTACGTAGGACAGGAATACCTGTCTCGGAGTACACTCCACATAGGGGGTCAGGCGATAAATTAGCCCGCTTAAATTCGGTTGCTGATATTATACGTACAGGACTTGTATGGGTTCCTGAAACTCGTTGGGCTGAAGAAGTAGTGGAGGAAGTTGCTGGGTTTCCGTTTATGAGTAACGATGACTTAGTAGACTCTACGGTAATGGCATTGATGCGATTTAGACAGGGTGGGTTTATTAGGCTGCCGTCCGATGAACCAGAACAACTTAAATACTTTAAATCTGGGCGGCGCAAGGGATACTATTGATGGCTACGCAAAAATTTATGGGGAAAAATGAATTAGTTAATAGGCTTGCGGCGCAAGTAAAGTCTAAACCTTTAGCTATTAATATACTTAAAAAACGTGGTGATTTAAAAACGGATGGTAAAACATTAACCGCAAATGGTAAGAAACGGGATAATATGACAGCTGAAGAACGTGCTGTAAACAGGGCTACTAAACGGTCTAAGCATAAAAATA